GCCTGCCCGAGGACTCGTACCTCAACGTCGTCGAGTTCATCGATGACGATGACGATGACGAGGAGTTCACCGAGGAGATTGAGCGCGTCATGATCTGCGAGCTCCGCAAGGGCGACAAGTTCTACTTCGGCCGTAAGCTGGTCACATATCTCGGGAGGACCGGGATCGGGCGTCACGGGGTCAAGTCGATGACGGGCCGTGAGTTCAACAACATGAAGCTCAGCTCATTCATGGTCGTCAAGCGCGTCAGGAAGGTCCGCGTCCTCAAGACCCGGCCCCTGTCGTTCACGGAGTTCGCCCTGTCGTCCTACGAGAGGGCCCTCAGCAGGCTCGTTGAGGCCGTTTCCCGGCTCCACCTCGACCCTACCCGTGTCGAGGTCCAGAAGCCCATCAAGAAGGCCGAGAACGCCCGGATCATCACTGCTGAAGATGTTCCTTTCCCCGCCCCTGTCGCCCCGAAGAACGAGACCCGCGCCTGCAAGTGCGACGAGGAATGCGATCGCTCGTACTGCATCGAGCCCACAGAGCCGCGCATCACGGTCAAGGAGATGGACCTCAGTGACATCGAGCGGGGAGAGGTCTTCGGTGTCGAGTCCGACAACATCCAGACGGGTCATTATGATGACCATGTACTGACTTGTTCCGATGTCATCGCAGAGCTCGAAGAGGTGCGCCTGCACGAGGGCGACCTGCCCGTGTCGATCATGAATCCCGAGAATAGCTTCAGACGAGTCAACGTCAGTGGCTCGATGCTCGAAGACCTCTATCCGGGCGATGAGGCGTACTGGGGCTCCCGGACCTGGGACACGCAGCCCCGACCCGGGAACCCCGCTAAGAGTGAGCTTGTCGTCAGTCTCTGGTGATCAGCACTGGCGCTGTAGAACGCCCTTGACACCGGCCACGATCGCCGAGTGCATGCCCTTCTGGGCGGCTCTGACGTACTGGGTCTGATCGTCGAGGATGTGGGCGACCACGGGCTTGTTCGAGGCTCGTAGGTCGTTCACCACGTTCGTCGGCGCGTCCCACTGCATCGACAGGAAGTCCAACGGCCCTGTCGAGCTCTTGAAGGTCTCATACCAGGGCTCAGTGGTGTTTGCTGAGTAGGCGTAGCCCCAGGCCCCGCAGCCCTCGGCTTTCGCTTGCTCGAACAGCCAATTGGAATCGCCGTAGTACTTAATAACGATCTGCGCAGGGGTAACATTCCTGTCGGTGATGTACTTCAGGAGCCGCTTCCACTCGCCTGCCCGGTACTTCGGGTCGATGACCAGGCAGTGTGTCTGCCCGTACCTGTCGAGCAGCCAGTCCAGACGCGCCGGAAGCTTGTCCGCCGGAACAGCGGCCTTGATCTCCTCCCACGTCATTGTGTGCGGATCGGTCTTCGGGCCGCCCAGAGACTCAAAGGTCGCGTTGTGCAGACCGAACCACACCCCATCCTTCGACTCGTTGCAGGAGAACTCCAGAGCGTCCACACCGAACGACACGGACTGCGTGTAGGCGTTCTCCGTGTGCTCCACCCACGACCTGCTGCCGCCCCTGTGAGCTACGAAGAACCCGTCCGTGTTCTCTCCGCCGTTCTGGGCGCTCCTGTCCCTGTCGATGAGTTCCTGCCAGGTCGCCAGACCCCTCGGCATGGCTGCCATGGACATGGTGCCCTTCTCCTGGCCGTCGTCCCCGATCACCGTCAGCGCCGCGTAGTGGTCCCGGATCGTGTCATCCGCACCGATGATGTACCAGTTCTCGTGCTTCTCAGCGGTCGGAGGAGTGGGGTCCAGGCCCTCGGCCGTGAACGGCCAGACAGCCACGCAGGTCTGGATCGACGCATCAGTGAAGGCGTAGTCCTTGTCGGCCCATCCCACCAGGATCGAGCTCGACGAGTTCGGGGCGGGTTGCACCGTCTTCTGCCCGTCATCGATCGTCTGAATGGCGCCCTCGAACGGCCTGGCGTGGTCCCCGCTCGTGTAGTGCTGAAGGCTCACCAGGAGGTGCGGCTTGTTCTGCTTGGCGACAGCCGTCTTGATCTGGTTGCTGTTCGGCGTGTTGATCGTCACGCCATCGGAGAAGTTGAAGTATTTCACAACCTTCCCGTCGAGTACCAGAACGGTGGCGAGCTGCCGACCGGTGTAGGAGGATCGGGGGTCCCCGACGGCGAGAGGCTGCGAGAACTCCTCGACGTCATCGACCTTCTTCGCCCACACGCCCAGGCTGCGGCTGGCAACACCAGTGGCCTGGCCGCCGTGCCACCCTGAGTTCGCGGCGGAGATGAACGCCGGGACCCCCTGGCTGCCGAACTGGCCACCCTGGATTATGACTACCCAGTCATCATGCGCTACGCCCTTCTCGCCCGAGGTGAGCAACGATACCGGGGCGGGCTGCCTCGCGTTGCCGCCGGTCACCTCGACTTGCTTGACCCACGCCGGGACCGTCATCAGTTGCTCCTCCGGACGATGACCGTGCCGGGCTTGGTTCCGGCGGGAACCACTTCTGTCGGACCGAGCACGAGCAGCGGCGTACCTGTGCCCGCGGGCTTGTTCTCAAGAGCGGTGACCTTGGTCTCAAGAGCCTCGATCTTGGACTTCGTACTATTCGCCTGCGTCTTGACGCTAGCGAGTTCAGAGGAGTTCGCCTTGATCTGTGCCTCAAGGGAGGTCTTCAGCGTGTCGAGCCTCTGGTTGAGCATCTCCTCGGTGACACCGCCACCGGCTCCCGCAGGGGAGATCAGCGGCTTCTCGACCGTGGTCTTGAGCAGGTCCATGGCGTAGATGCCCTGAAGGTCCATGCAGGTGTACTTCACGGTCCAGTTCGGCCATATCTCAATCATCGAGCCGTCCGAGGTCCACTCGTCCTGCTTGCCCGGTGCCGGATCGCCCTTCTTGACGACCAGCGTGCTGGCGCGCTCCAGCTTCCCATAGGTCTGTGGCAGCGTTGCGACGTGCGTCACGGTCTTCGTCGGCTTCGGCAGCGCCCGCCACTCATCGCCGGCCTTCCGGAGGAACATCGTGGCCCCGACGACACGGTACTGGTACTGCCCAGCGCCGACCTGACCCGTCTCGATGTCCTTCCAGCCGGTGTCACCCACTTTCAGGCCGCCCCCACCGCCACCAGGGGCGTCCTCAAGGGCCTTCACCCGGGTCTCGACAGCGGCCATCGAGGCCTGGAGCTGCTCGACGTTGGTTTTGTTGCCACTGATGACGCTCCAACGCCGAGAATCGGCGTCCGCGTTGTCCTTCAGGCCCTTGTCGAGCGCGTCTTTGGCCGCCAGGAGCTCGCCCTTCGAGGCATACGTGGCGGCGGCGTCAGCGGCTTTCAGGAACCCTTCCAGCGCGCTCTTGGGGGCGTAGGTAGCAGCAGCATCGACAGCCTTCAGAAGGCCATCCAGAGCCGTCTTGAGGGCGAACTTGGCGTTGATCTCCTGCTTGTACGCCTCGATGCGGGCCTCGATTCTTGCATCCGCAAGACCAGGCACCTCGTTCCGCAGCGTGTTGAGCGCCTGCGTCTGCTCGTCGTTGTCGATGAAACGCGCTTCCGCGCCGTCAACCGTGTAGCTAGTGGACTTTCCTATGAACTGCTTCGCCATTAATCAGCCCTCCGGCGTGCCCTGCGGCACTGATTTGTCCTTGTACGTCACTGTTCCGTCGCCGTTGTCGATCATCTCGACCTCATTGCCGTCCCCGCCGCCCGGAGGCTGCGCCTTCAACTCATCGATCGCCCTCTTGTTGTCCGCGATCTCGGTCCTCAGCCCGTTGAGTGCCTGCGTGAGGTTCTCCACGCGCGCCGTGAGCCCCGCAAGGTCTCCTGCGGGCGGTGTCGGACCGGGCAGCGCCGGGTTCCCGGCCCCTGCACCCCCGACAGCGGGCCTCTGGCGGGCGAACGGGTTGGCCAGCATGCCGTCCCCGTTCGTCAGGACACTCGCGACGTCCACAACCGTGCCCTGTCGAAGCGCCAGATCGCCCTGAAGCAGGTAGTCCCCGCTCGCAACGACATCGATGTGCCAGAGCCACTGCCCCGCGGGCGTCACCCCGGCCCCAGGTGCGATCAAATCGACGTAGTTCTTGCCCGTAGCCGGGTCGAAGAGCGCCCCGGACGGATCGACCCCCACCTCGACCCTGCGCTCGATGTAGGCCGTGCCGTAGGAGACGACATAGGGCCCGTAGGTGAAGACGACTGTGACGTCGCCGGCCGGGCGCATGTCGTCCGGCGTGAGAATCTGCCCCACGACCCTCGCATAGGGCGCCTGGGGCGGCTCAGTGCCTAGCATCGCAGACTCCTGAAGTCAAGATGATGTTACTCGCTCGCAGTCTATCGTCTCGACTCATCCGTTCGGGCTATACTGGGGCTGTCCAGTCAACTAAAAGGAGCCGTTATGAAATCTGTTCTCAAGACCGCCGACGAGTTGTGGATCGGTGACCTCATCGTCTACACGAACACCCTCCATGTCGTGAGTGAGCAGCGTCTCACCGTCGATGGTGAGCACGTCGCCAGCATGCTCATCAAGCCCTACCTCAGCGACGGACCCCTCACCCGCATCGAAGTCCTCCGCAACCCCGGTTATCTGTTCAAGAACGTCACCCGCCCCGTGTTCTCCGTTGAGCCCTGCGGAAGCGAGGACGATGAGCTCACAGCCGTCGGTCTCTACGTCTTCTCAGCCCGCGAAGCCATCGCTGCGTGGGCACAGGGCGACCTCTCCCCTGACGGAGACCTCATCCTGGATTCGGGCGACACCGCCCACTACGGCGATTTCATCGGGCTCATCGACACGGGTGAGGGCTTCGAGTACCGCGTCGTGGGCAAGGAGCGCCTCTCCAAGCACTACAAATTCAACTTCTCAGAGGAAAACTGATGATTACCATCTACACCCAGCCCAACTGCCAGCAGTGCCGAATGACCAAGATGTACGCCGACAAGATAGGTGTCCCCTACGTCGAGCGCACCCTCGCCGACAGCCCCGATATCCTCGCCAAGGCCGTTCAGGCCGGCTACACCTCCGCCCCTGTCGTAGTCGATGACCACGGCAACATCTGGGGTGGCTACAACCCCTCCAAGATTCGAGGTCGTCACTCCGCCAAGTGACAAGAAGAAGCCCCCGAGGTCCACAAAGACCTCGGGGGCTTCCTCCGACCCAACACACTCCCGAAAGGAAGAGCTCTAGTATATCACGCCTTCTCGGGGCCGTCCCCGGCGCCGTAGCGAACCGGATCGATCACAGTCGGGCGCTCGAGCTCGCCGTCCTGCGTCACCGCGGCGGCCTCGTCCTTGGGAGCAGGCGAGGGCACGAAGTAACGGGCGATGAGCAGGAGCACGACACCGGCGACCTGGCTGATGGAGTCCAGGTACTGCGCAGCGTCATCCGCCTTGATGATCCCCAATACGGTGAGCAGCGTCATAACCGCCGCGACAACACCGTATGCGGCCTTGCGGACCTCGGGCTTCTGAATCGTGGTGAGCATTCTCACTTCCCCTTCTTGATCGCCTCTACGAGTTCCTTGATGAGCCCGTTGGTCTCCTTCTGCGCCGCAACGGCCTGGGTCAACAGCAGCCTGTTCTGCTCCACGCCCCAGATCACATCCCCGGCCTGGCGCTCATTCGCCTTGCCGTACCTCAGCTCCCCACGAACCGCGTTGATCGCGTTCACAATGTCATCGCCATTGGCCATGATGATCCTCTCCACTTCGTCCATTGTCGAACCACCGCTAGGGCGCTCGGAATACCACCAGCTGTTGACGTGCTGGAGCAGGCTCTCGCCATAGCCCCAGTACTGATCGTTCTCATTGCCGCAGTTGTACCGGCTGCCGGCCCTCCGGATGTTGTCGGCGCTGTAATCGCCTCCGAGGTAGTCCCTCAGGATCGACAGCCCCACAACGCTCGACTCGTGCGGGTCCCACCACGCCCTGTTGGGCTCGTTGATGAAGTACCCGTTGTACGTCACCTGCGTCGGACCCACACCATTGCTGGTCTCCCAGTCCAGCACAGCGGGCAGGAAGTGGTTCAGGAAGTTCTCCCTCGTCACCTCGCCCCAGCCCGAGCATGCCCCACCAACATCATGCCCATAGACGTTCGTGCAGTTGCTCTCCTGGTCGGCCAGGCCCAGTGCCACTGCCCAGTGCAGCCCCACGTCGTCCGCGGCCCTCAACACTGCGGCCTGAACGCTCTCGCCCGTACCCTGCGGGGCCGGCGCGGGCGCTGCTGTGGAGCCATCAGTGCCGCCGGTGAGCGGGCTCGGGTTGTCCCGGCGCCTCAGCGCGTGAGTCCACGCTGCCTGCTGGGTGTACGGATGGTCGTTGTACGCGATGATGCGAACCTCGTCACCCGTCTGGTCACCCTCCCAGCCATCGATGCTGCCGTCCTCGGCGATCCACGCCTCAGCCAGCAACGCCCCCTCACTGTCGGGTCCGGAACCGCCGTTGATGATCATCGCCACATGGCCACGACCACCACTAGCACCCTCCGACAGCACAATATCGCCCGCGTACCAGCCCCCGTCAGGCACATTCCCCGTCCACGAGCCGCTGATATCGGCGAAGTTCCGCTCCAGGGCGTACTCCCGGATGTTCCCGGTCCACGTATCACGTGGGAAGTACCCCGCCGTGAACGGCTCGCCCCACTCATGATGCGCAGCGATGTTGTAGCAGCCCGACACCAGCGCCGAGCAGTCAGCGTTGGCGGGCGAGTGCACCAGCCAGCCGTCCCAGTCGCTCCTGTCGTAGAACGTCCACCTGTCGGGCTGGCTGTACCCGACATCGGCCATCGCGTAGTAGCGCGCGCAGGCGGCTGCGTAGTGCGCCACGTCGCCCATACGACCTCCTTCCGTCGTCGTGATCCAAGCGTACCCGGTCCAGGTCTTGACACATGCTCGAGCTCGTCCTATGTTGGTAGCACCGACCGAACCAAAGGAGCCGCCATGGAAGAAACCGCACTCGTTTGGCACATCCTCACAGGGGATCGCATCCGCCTCGATGGCAAGGAGGTCGAGGTTCTCAACAAGAACCTGGTCCCCCGGGCGACGAGGTCGGGTTCTGCCTCAACTTCAAGGAGGAGAACTCAACCGATCGCTCCTGGCAATTCTTCCGTTGGAACGACGAAGTCACCCGCATCCACTACTGAAGGGAACCAACACGATCTACACGGTCGAGCCGATAGCCGCCCAGCTCCTGAAGTCGGGCGACACCTTCCGCGACGGCGGATACACCCATCGAGTCGTGGAGGTGGATCACAACGAGATCACCTACTCCACCGAGCCCTCCAAACTGGTCTACTCCTTCTATGCGCAGCCTGATGACGTCGTCGATCTCATCATCGACAGACATAGAAACGATTGACTCACCGCAACGACTTTCAACCGAGCAACACTTTGAGAGGAACCCCCATGGAGTGGGAATTCACTGCCGACACGCCCCTTACCGTCCATGTCCTCCGCCAGATTCTGGACACCCTACCCGGAGCCACCCCGATTTGCATCGAAACGGCCAATGAATGGGATTCCGATCCTGTCACCTGTGTCGATTTCAATCTCGCTGTCCGCTCAGGTCCGCACTGGGCGCACAACACCAACGACGCGGAGGTCGAAAAGGTCGCCGTACTCACCTTCCGAGCCTGATCCCAGGCAACACCAGCATTACCAGAAAGGAAACCAACTATGTCACGCCCCCCGGGGCCACAGCGTCTACCTCTCCCTCGCCGACTGGCTGGCGAAGGAGTACGGGTACCGCACCACCGTCCCCTCCGCCGGGGCCTGGGAGGTCGGGGCCCCGCACCGGCGCGAGCGCATCATGCTCGTCGCGGAACGCCGGCGCTTCGAAGCGCGCCGTGTGAGCACCATCCGACAGGTCGCACCCACTGGTCTGCTCCCAACGCCCTCCGTCGTCGATCATGCTTGGGGGCTCACTCCCAAGTAGTGGGACGACGTCAAGCGCCGCTACCGTGAGAAGCACCGCAACGGCAACGGTCACGGCGAGACTGTAGCCCCGGTCCTGTCGCGCAATCTTGAGGACATGGAAATTCGTCTCATCCAGACCTGGGAGATCACTACAGGCGTCCATGCCCCTCCGACAGGACAGACCTGCCAGTTCATGCACTGGACGATGGGTCTGCGCCCGCGTCTCCCAGATGCCTTGGGCCTGTCAGTCTCCGCTCAGCGCCGCCTCGCCGGCAACGCGGTCATCGGCCTCCAGGCCCGCCTCATGCTCCAACGTGGACTCACCACGACCAACAACACGAAAGGGAACCTCAGGTGACCATCATCAAGCACGTCAGCAACTGCCGAGTCGGCGACATCATCCGCTTCAAGAACAAGGTGAGCCGGCTCATCACCCGGATCGACTACAACCCGCACAAGAGCGAGCCCAACGCCATCCGCACCGTCGATCTCCGCGACGAGTGCCGCACCCGGCTCAACACCTACACCGCCCTCGACCCCGTCATCATCGAGGGCACCCAGGGGGATCTGCTCTGATGCGCACCGAGCTCGTATTCCCCGGCCAGGTCGAGCCGAACGACCGGCTTCTCATCGATGACCAGATCCTACGTGTCACGCTCACCCCGCCGATGGGCATGGTCCAGACCCAGATCGACTACCTCGATGAGTCCGAACGACCCGGCACCCTCTTAGTCGGACCTCTCGACGTCCTCAGCCAGGAGGTGCACCGTGCTTGACTTTCAGTACGAGGTCCTCCTCGAAGACGTCCTCCTCCACGGCGAGCCCCACCACGACCGCACTGGTGTCGGCACCCGCTCCATCTTCGGCCGACAACTCCGCTACGACCTTCGGGCGGGGTTCCCCCGGATCACCACCAAGTTCGTCCCCATGAGGCCCATCAAGGCCGAGCTCCTCTGGTTCCTCCGCGGCGAGCAGAACATCAACTGGCTCCGCCGGCTGGGCGTGCACATCTGGGACGACTGGGCCGACGAGAATGATTCGGTCGGACCCCTCTACGGCCACCAATGGCGATCCTGGATCGACAGCGACGGCATGGCGCACGACCAGATCGCCGAGTTGATCCGCGGTTTGAAGGAGGACCCGCACTCCCGTCGGCACCTCGTGTCGGCCTGGAACGTCGGTGATCTCGACAGGATGGCCCTGGCCCCCTGCCACGCCTTCTTCCAGTGCTACGTCACCAACGACGGTCGTCTGTCGCTCCAGGTCCACCAGCGCAGCGCCGACCTGTTCCTGGGCGTGCCCTTCAACATCGCCTCCTACGCCCTGCTCACCCACATGCTCGCCCAGCAGGCCGATCTGGAGGTCGGTGAGCTCATCTGGACCGGGGGCGACTGCCACATCTACGACAATCATGTTAAAAGCGTGGTGCGGCAACTGGCTCAGCCGCTTCATCCCCTCCCCCGTCTTCGCCTTCGGAAAGCGGCCTCCATCGACGACTACCACATGTCTGACATCGACGCCTCCGAGGGTTACGTCCACGGCCCCGTCATCAAGGCTCCTGTAGCCGTGTAACAATCCCGACACGGGCCCTTGACCCCGGGCACGTGTCGGACCTATACTAAGACCACCCACGATCCGAGAGGAACCAATCATGATCCGAATTCGAGTCGAGCGCCTGATTGCAGGAGACGTCATCCTCTACGGCAACTCCTCCTGGCGCGTCCTGTCGATCGGGAAGTCCACCCGCCCGACCGAGCTGGACCTCCTCATGGAGCACGTCCATGGCGACGACCACCGATCCTCACCCCTTCGGGCGACCGTCGAGCGGGACCGCGTCCTCCAAGCCATCCGCCTCGTCTGAGCCCCTCAAGCCTCAAATCACAGCCACCAAGAAAGGAAACAATCATGTCCTACCCGAGGACCATCGACGACCTCAAGCCGAGTCAGCTCGTCTCCGATCCTATTGTCACCATCGACTACGACCTCCTCGACGGTCTCCCCTCCGAGGCCCGCGAGGCGATCCTGAAGGCCGTCGCCGTCATGGAGCGCCTCAGCGACGACCCCTCGCCCCGCAAGGACGTCGTCGCCTACCGCCGTCCGCTCACTGGCCCCGAAGCCGACAGGGCTCTGAGGATCGCCCAGGACGACTGGAACCGATGCAGCGAGAACTACGACAGGGCCCTGAGGGATCCCTCGCAGTTCACCCCGCTTCTGCTCAGCGAGATCAACGGCTGGGCCATCAAGGAGGACCGTCCTCCGATCGCCTCCGATCAGGACCGGCTCTGATCATTCTCCAACCAGCACCGCCCCTGTCGTTTCATGTTGAGCATGGCGACAGGGGCGGTGTCGTGCCTGAGCCCGAGTGCACAAGCCTAGCACACTCCAAATGTTACGAACGCGTTACGACAGGCGGGCGGGGTTGATCTCGGGGCGGAACAGGCCTATACTTATTTATAGAAAGGAGGGCCGAGTAGCAAGGGCCGACAGGGCCGGAACAGGGTTCGTTGACAACTCCATAGCGTTGAAATCCAACGGAAAGGTCGGTGCGGGGCTTATGGGTGCCCCTCCCCGTGCGGGTCTGCGGGGTCGCACCCCCTCCCCCGGCCCCGCACTCGGTAGCAACTGATTTCCTTCGCCTCGGAAATCGGCCTCGCGCTGTGTGATTTCTGTCTCGTTATCATTGTTAAGATCGCAACCCCGGGTGGTCCTGACGACAGGGCCGTCAGGGCTACTCGGGCTCCTGGGCTCGTGCTCCGTGCTTCCTCATTCGTGCTCTGTCGTGTGCAGGGGGGCCTCATGCGCTGTAAGCCATTCTGAGGGCCTCTGAGCCCCTCTCCAGTGTCCTGCACTGACCAGGGGCTGAAATCGTCTCAGAATGGCTCTCAGGGCCTCTCAGGGGCATCTGGGACGGGACGGTACCCGGTGACGACAGGACCGGGGGGCCCGTATCCGGTGGCGGTGCGCCCCTACGGAGCCCGACACGGGCCGATGGCGCCTCGACACGGGCGGAGGACTCACTGTGTTCACCTCGAGTGTTCTTACTTCTGTGTTCGAACAGGCGAACGATCGATCGTGTGGCGACACGGGCGGGGGATGCACCCTCACACACGATATACCCTATGATACACAATTGTATAGATCATGCTCAGAATGTATACTATTATGATACTTTATTATACTAATATAGTACTAATGTATAGTACAATAATATATACCAGGTATGCTTAATTTATACTACTATGATTATATTCTATATATATTATTTATATAATATACAAATATATATGATATAGTACGAGTACTTTAAATATGACTGAGGAGTCATATTTGGGTCGATTTCGTACCTACATCACCACTTATCCACAACCTTCTCCACAACCTATCCACAGGGTTATCCACAACCAGATCGTTGCGATCTCTGGTGTGTCATACTCCTCTCCCCGATGTAGGTACATCTATCCGCCCCTGTCGCCCCGTCGCCCGCGATGAGCGGGCCAATATCGCTACTCAGATGATCTACATAGGACCTTGGTCCCGAATCAGCCCTTGCTCGTGTCGTCACTAGGTAGACGATCTTCCTAGGACCTTGGTCCCGAGAGGCTAGTGCACAGAGGTCAGAGGTCTTAACCTGAACCGCCATTCGCATTGACTGTGTGTGTGACCGGGGGCACAGGAGAGGGGCTTGACGGGGACGACATGATGTAGGAGAGTGGGGGTGCCGGAGAGGGAGGGACCCTATCTGGTAGCAGGAGGAGGACCACTGTGAACAGGGACGAGGCGCTGATGAGGGTGCGGGGGAGAGCCGGCGGGGATCTGTCGAGGGTGCCCGGGCCCGTGATCATGCGGGCCATCGAGATGCTGATGCTGAGCGGAGAGGAGGATGAGAGGTGATACTGCGGGGCGGTGTCGAGGTGAGGCTCGAGGACGTTCGGGCCGTTGTCGAGATGATGGAGTGCGAGGAGGACGATGAGCTGTACGCGTTGCAGTGGTCGGAGATGCTGTCGTGGCTGAGGATGGCGACGACGGTCACCGAGGGGCTCGGGGGGAGCATGAGGAGGCTGCCCGATGAGACGCCCGACGGGGAGACATGGACCGTGATGAACAACACAGATTGAGGGGCTGACCGAACGACATGATGTAGTTAGAGTAGTACAGGCAACAGAGACCAGGGGGCTTGTCGCAGAGCCCGCACCAACAGGAGGAACCAAGGATGAGCAAGTGGACGAGCAGGGCGGTCACCGACACGATCGGCGACGCGGGGGCGGTCGTGCTGGACGATGAGAGCACGGCGCGTGTCGTGCTCGAGGACTGGCTGCATGACTACTACGAGATCGATGACGACGAGGCGGAGTGCTTGAGCGAGCACTTGTGCGCTCCAGTGCTGACCGCGGAGGCCCGTGAGTACGCGATGGGTCTGTTCGGTCTGTCGGTCGAGTTCGATGGCGAGTGGTCGGCCGAGCGCAGTGCCGAAGCGATCTACGAGGAGTTGGCACGGGCGGGCGAACCGGTGACGATGAGTCGGACGTCCGTGTCGCTCGGGGCGATGAGCCTGGCGCTGGGCGATGATCGGGGCGAGACCGGCGAGGAGGCGCTCGCCGGGGCGTGGTGGCGCTGCTCCGACGGAGAGGTCGGGTGGATCCGGGACCGAGACGACGTGCGCGATGCCGCGGAGTGCCTCCGCGCTGCCGCCGGCGAGAACTGACGCGCACGAGAAGAGAGGGAGAGGATCATGGAGACGATCGCGGAAGCCGTCGAGGACCTGCGCGAGCGACTGGAGTGGACCGACGAGGCGAACGCGCTCGGCGGGATCACGTGCGACTGGAGTGACGATGATTTCTACGGCTGGCTGCACATGGGGCCCGTCGAAGTCGAATGGATCCGCGATGTGTACGGCGACGGCGATGACGACTGGGTGGCCGTGACTGTGTCGTACCACGGTCTCGTGATGGAGGATCAGGACGACTGCGCCGACTTGTCGGATGCCGTGCGAGAGGCGGCGCGCAGGACGGAGGACTGGCAGCACTACCGCGACGACGAGATTCGCGATGGTGTCGTGGAGTGGCTGGATGAGCGGGGTGAGTTCTACACCCTGAATGGTCCGCAGGACGTTCCTGGCTCTTGGACCATCGCGTGGGGTGATGTGACGGTGCAGGGCTGCTATGACGATGACGCAGCGTTCGGGTGGTCGGTCATGAACTCCGAGAACGGGGACTGCCTCGATGGCGACGCCTCGGATGGCGCGGATGAGGTGATCGATGCGATGATCGAGTGCGCAAGGGACCCGTGGGTTGAGGCGTGGGTTGAGACCGTGGCTGTGGAGACGGCGGAGGATGGCTGGGCCGTGCGCACCTCGATGGATCAGATGACCATGTACATGCACTCGTCGATTGCGTGCGGAATGAGCCGCAGGGCGTACTACGAGCCGACGGGTTACAAGGAGGGGCGGATCGAATTGGAGTACCGCGTGCGTGGTGGCGAATGGCGGCCGATCGATGAGTATCTGCCCGAGGATGAGGGCGCCGTGAGGCGCATGGCCGGCGAGGCGTACGCGTGGGTGAAGGCGGTGGATGCATGATGAGCATTGAGCCGGTTGCGGCTCAGGAACGTGCCGTTCGTGGCTTGGTGGCTGCGGGCGGCACGGGCCTAGTGAGCGCGGGAACAGGATGCGGCAAGACACCCATGTCGCTGTGGACCATTGACAGGACGGCACGACAGGAGGGGATTGGGCCCGGCGAGCTGTCGATTCTTGTGGTGGCACCGCTGCGCACGGAGAGCGGTTGGCGCCGTGCGGTGGGTCAGGTCTGGCCCGACGGCAAGGTGTCGTTCACAGTGCTGAGCAAGCGGAGGAAAGCCGAACGTGAGGCGTTGGAGCGGTTGACGAGCGGCGAGAAGCCCCGGGGCGTGTCGTTCATCGGCTGGGAGCTCCTGGCCTCGGTGTCGAAGAGGAAGGGCTACGACGCACGAGCGGGAAAGGTGAAGAGCAAGGCGACGACACGGGTGCTCGGAGGTGTCGAATTCGATTGGGTCATCGGCGACGAGATTCATCGAGCCTGTAATTTTCGCACGGTCACCTCACAGGTGCTGTGCAGGGTAAGGGCTAGGCACCGCCTGGCGCTAAGTGCCACGCCGGCGGGTGGGCAGCCCGTGAACATCTATGGGGCGCTTAAGTTTCTGTGGCCGAAGAAGTATCCCGGGTTCACGCGGTTCGCCAACACTTTCTTCCAGTCGGAGCCGTGCTATTTCGGTGGGCCGCACTCAGTGGTCTATGGTGCTGAGAAGAAGCCGGGGTTGCTGTCGAAGGGACACAGAGCACGGGGCGAGTGGCAGGACATGCGGATCGAAGACGTAGCCGGCGCGCTGCCGCCCGTCGATATCCGCCGCGTGGATTGCGCGATGACCGCAGAGCAGCGCAGGCAGTACAAGCAGCTGCGCGATGAGGCGGTCGCGTGGATAGGTGATCACCCCGCTGTCATAGGGCTACCGGTGACGCGCGACATGAGGCTCAGGCAGGCGACGCTCGGGCAGATGAGCGTGCGCCCCGTGCAGGGCGGTGAGGATGAATGGCATTTCGACAAAGGATCGCGTAGCGGAAAGATCACCGCGTTGCTGGATATTCTCAAGGACATCGGCGAAGAGAAAGTTGTCGTCTACTCGCCGTCGAAGAAATTCCAGGTACCGCTTGTCGCTCAGTTGGAGAGGGCTGGCCACTCATGCGTGTGTGTTGACGGCGAGCACAAGGACGAGTGGAAGCGATTCCTCGACAAGGACGGGCCGCAGATTCTCTGCGCAGTGATCCCCGCCGTCGCCGAGGGCGTTGACGGGTTGCAGCGGGTCTGTCGGCATGAAGTCTGGCTCGGGCTTGATCCGTCGGTCGTGAGGTGCGTGCAGGCTCAGGGACGGCTGCACCGCACGGGCCAGACCGGCACCGTCGTGAGGTGGCTGCTCCAGTGCCCGGGCACGGTCGATACCGAGTCGGTTATTCCTAGGCTCGACCAGCGGTATGCCGATCTGAAGGTCTCAGGGCTCATCTGAGAGCTTTTCAGGGCGCCCCCAGTACTAAGTACTGGGGGCGCTTCTTCGTGCCGTCTACGGGCTTTCTGTGGCCCCAGTGGGCAGGCATGAGAAAGCCCCCGCCGGAAACCCGGCGGGGGCTGTTGGCGAGGCGCTTAGCAGAGCGTGTCGATGATTTCATCGATCCACAGGACGCTGAGGTCCTGATCCTCAGCGGTCGCCCGGTCGGGGCAGCCGCGGCTGATGGCCACATCGATGGCCCGCTCACGGAGACCGATGAGGCGGCCGACGATGACGGCCCGGTCGGCGGCCTTGATGTGGCGGGCACTGGCCTCGATGTCGTGGAGCGCGTCGCTTCGGTCCAGGTACACGTCCGAGTCGAGGCGGGCGAGGATGGAGGAGATGGAGGCGTGCATGGTCGGTTCCCTTTCGGTTCGGGGATTCGGTTGGACGCCTATAGAGGAGCACACCTGTCAAATTCGTTGAAATTCTGCGGTTGTTGAGAGTTGAACTACCGATTTATAGGCGGTTTTCAGGGCTTTGTAGTGCTACACCAAGAGGAGAAATCTCATTATGTGGATGAGAGGCTTTGTTTGGAGCCTGAAATATGACGCAGTACCTAGGACCATAGGCCCAATTGAACCGTTCATTTGAGTGGTCGCCGTCACTTTTGACACAGTGCACGCTACAGAATCTCAGTATGTGAACTGTACAGAGCATGTAGTTATAACCCTGAAAGTCTTTCAGCCGGCGAGGAGACACTTAGGTTGGATCAAGGCCACCGATTTATAGGTGACTGAGATCACGCAGGTGGTGGTTGCACGACGACATGATGTAGGGCAGTATGGAGTCATCAGGAGAACAGAGCCGAGAGGAGGCCGGAGATGCTGACCTTAGGAGAGGCCCAGGAGATTTTCATAGATCAGATGCCTAGCATGGAGATCGAGCACGTGCACTGCACCATGGCGACGGACGCAGAGCCCACCTATGTCGAGTACTGGCAGTGCGGAAAGCCCGACATGGTCGCGCACTGGTACGACGGTCCGGGGTACCCGGTCATGATCGAAATTGAGAGCTTGACCGGAGCGCTCCAGCGCGATATCATCGATCCCGAGGACATTGAGTCAGTAGTCGCCTGGCTCAATCAGAACTGAGCCCCACTGCCCGAGAGGAACCGAACAATGACACTCCCCCACAAGATTCTGGCTTTCGTTATTATCCCCGCCCTGGTCGGTGCGATCATCGGCATCGCACTTAGTACGGTGCACCACTCGCAGACAGGAGCGATGGGGGTGCAGGGCATCGCGCACTGCCTCTCCGACGACGGGGCGCTTCCCGACGGTGAGGATGTGTGCATCTGGGACCCGGTCGTTGACGGTGACGGCAGCGGCGAGTCCTTCGTGATGACTCGTGTTCAGTACGAGGCTGATCAGGACGCCCGTGAGCACGCCGCTTTCGAGGCGCATGTGATCGGGCAGGACGACGAGAAAATCCGACAGCACGATGCGGAGATGCAGTGAGACGAGCACTATCCAATTCAGTGGCAGCAGAGGACGAGCGCATAGCCCGGCTAGTGAAAGAGGAGATCGAACGACACAGCGGGGCGGCTGAGGTCTCGCGCGTTGTCGGATGGAGGACAGGAACCCTACAGGCGCGGCTTGACCGCGGTGCAGTATGGACGCTAGGAGAACTCCAAGCATTGGCAGAGCATGACGTGCTGTCAGTACCGACAACGCGAGCGATAGGAATGACGAGAAGAAGTTATAGGACTGAGATACCCGAAGCACTCAAGATCCGCCGCGCAATCTAACCAACCCAACCACGCCCCGGTCATCTGGCCGGGGCAGAAAGGTACCCACATGAGCATGCTCTCTTCCACTACCATCACGCGTCTCCTCGATAGTGGGACGCTCACTATTATGCCGCTCTCAACCGGTGCCATTCAGCCAGCGTCCGTTGAATTGCATCTGCATCGTGATGTCGTCCGCGACGTCGGACTGCCCACTGAGCACCACGATGAGCAGATCACGGACACGGTTCTCCTCAGGCCTGGGGAGTTCGCACTGGCCCGGACGACAGAAATGGTTGGTATTCCCGCGCATCTTGTTGCCCGTGTCGAAGGGAAATCTTCCTGGGCGCGGCGTGGACTCCTTGTGCACATCACGGCTGGCTTCATTGACCCGGGTTTCTACGGCACGATCACGCTGGAGCTCTGCAATCTCGCGGCACACCCGCTGGGGCTCCCCGTTGGCTGCGCCATTGCCCAGTTGTCGATTCTGGAGCTCGACACACTCCCCATCGTTCCGTACGGAGACGAAGCCCTTGGCTCCCACTACCAGCATCAAGTTGCCACCACAACCGCTCCGAACATTGCAGAAAGGTAACATTTTCATGTCTTCTAGAGGGAATAACTCGGCCGAAATCCCAGAAAAACTGAAGCATTTCGGGAATGCGGAGGTCGAAAAATTGGTGGTGGGTCCTGGCGACTATATCAGTATTGATGGCTCGGACATCCCCGATCATGTCGAGGAGATTATTATCGACAGTTCCGGGAGCGCGAGGGTTGACATTTCGGGCTGGGACGGGCAGCTTTGCATTTTCGGTGAGCTCAACGTGAACATCGAGGGTGTGTCGGATGTCTATCTCAATATTAACAGTTACTCTCTTGCCCGAGTTGAGAATTGTGCTCGGGTTAAAGCAGTGTCGAATACGATGGTGGAAGCTTGGCACTGCGGGAATGTCGAGTTATTCGATAGTGCGCTCGCTGAGGTGTGGGGCTGCGACGAAGTCCTTGCTTACAACCGGTCAAACGTGCGGGAAGCGAAGCATTCGAACGTAGCTCTGTTTGATCGGGCGACAGGAAAGTTCTACCAGGGGTCTGTCGGAGTGCTCATGGATTCCTCTTACGCGACCGCCTACTCGGACGCGCAGATCAAGTCGCTCTCGGAGCTCGCCTCGGTTGTCCACGAGGGTACTGTGAAAGTCTCCGGAGAGGGGCGGTTCCGCTGCATCGGGGCCGAGGATGACGAGGCTTCTGTCTTCCACGCCACTCGCGAGGCCCTCATCAGAAACGCCACCCCGGCAGACTTGCTCCAGGATGAATTTCTCGTGTACAAGACGACGGACGCTGACGGAAACTCCGGTAGACTCTACGACAAGAGCATTCACTGGGAACCCGGAACTACGGTGACGATTCCGGAAATGACCCAGGACCCCAAGAACCCTTGGTTGTTCTTCTCGCCAACGCTGGGTCATGCGGTCAAGCGAGGTGAGGACTACTCGGATGATTTTCGAGTGTTCCTCGTGAGGATTCATATCAACGACGTCAAGAGGCGGACCAACTCCTGCCTGACTGACATGTCCGAGATCGAAGCTTGGAAGGGTGAGGTTCTGACGGAGGTGAAGCATCCCACAGACCAGCTCTTCAGTGTGAATTGAATCTCACGCTTGTGGGAGCCGGAACCGCTCGGTCCTTCGGGGCCGGGCGATTCTGCTCTCCAGTTGCTGAAAAACCCAGCCGAGTTGGGAGCCCAAACCCCGCGAAAAACTTCGACCTCGCGGGGTGATTTCCTCCCTTGACACGGGAGCCGAAACCTCGTAGGGTGGGAGCACCTACAGGAAGGATTTCCTATGAAACGATACGACGTCTGGTTCGACAAGATCAATGAGGTCGCCTGGTCCTTCAAGTCTCTACCGAACGCGCTCGACGCAGCCATACGAGGCCCCTACCTAGTCACCGAACGTGTCCATATCGGGGACCCGCGATTGGAGTTTGTAGAGGACTTGGCTGAGACGATTTCCGACGATCCTGTGATGAGCCAGCTCATCACGGAAGCCCGGATCGCGATCGAGGAGGCTGAGGCTCTTGACTTCTACCGCAGCCATTGACCGTGCTCGCCGTCTCCTGACCGCCCAATCTGCGCGGGACAAGCAGCTCCGTGTCGGGCCTTCGGGTCTCGGCAAATGCTGTGATCTTTGTCTCGGTGAGGATTTAATGGGCATCAAGCGCCCCGGCGAGAACGAGAAGACGCCCATCGCCCCGCTGCTCGGGACGGCGTTCCACCTGCTGTGCGAGAAGCGCAGTCGCGACATGGAGCGGGAGGCCGAAGTCCTTGTGGAGCAGCCGGTCCATGTCGGTGATGTCGGGGGCTACGGCCCGATCGAGGGGACGCTCGACCGGTTCGACATCGAGGGGGCGGAGGTGATGGACTGGAAGCTTGTTTCCCTGAAGAAGCGGGATGTGTTCCAGCGGTTGTATCGCAAGACCACGCGAGACGGTTTCGACTCCATCGTCGAGGACTACGGAGCCGCGCAGTTCCTTCAGTACTACATCCAGCTCTGCTTGTATGGGAAGGGCATGGAGGACCTGGGCTACGAAGTGGGCACTGTCACATTGCTGCTCCTGCCCCGGGACGCCACGATTCATGTAGTCGAGTCCGAGTTCACCGCCCTGTCGATGCTCTACGACAGGGACCTCGCCATCTACGCTCTGGGGCGCGCGGGTCTGATCTACAAGAGGGCCAAAGAGAGTGACGATCTGATTACAACTCTTGACAGTGCGCCCGAGTGCTTCTACTGTAGTAAGTACCGACCGATTCACTACATGAAAGGTTGAGATGCGTCACGCACGACAGAACCGCCGACGCCCCGACAAAGACGACTGGCTCCTCATGATCGGTGAGGGCATCGTCATCGGAAGCATTATCTTCGCTGGGGTAGTCACTCTGATCCTTGGAACCTTCATCCTCGGGAGCTGAAAACTGATGTCAACATTCAACGATCTGTTCAAGAAGTCGGGGCTGAGGGAGGTGCAGCCCGAGGACCTCTCCACGTTCTCGCTGCTCCTGTTCGGCCTGGCTGGTACGGGGAAGAGTTCGCTCGCTGCTACGGCCTCGAAGTGCGAGGATCTTGCACCTGTGCTGTATATCGACTTCGAGAACGGCACCATGCCGCTGGGCCAGTGGGGCGATCTTGACAAGACAACCATCGTCCATTGCGACTCATGGAACGACTGCGTCAAGCTCTTCGAGAACGTGATCAAGCCCGCGATCGACAAGGGCGAGTTCCCGTTCAAGACTGTGGTGATCGACACGCTCGACCAGCTTCAGGAGCTCGTGGTCAACCACTTTCAGACCATCAACCCGAAGGACACCTTCGCCGCATGGGCTGCAGCCTACGAGGCGCCGCGCTCCATCATCAAGGCCCTGTCAGACGCCAAGGGCGTGTCGTTCATCGCAATCACGCACGCGGAGCGGGAGACCAACGAGGTCACCGGTGCTACGCTCGTGAGCCCTTCGTTCGAGGGTAAGAAGTCCATCCGCAAACTCCCGTCCATGTTCGACTTCGTCGGGTACATGTCCTGGGTTGACACACAGGACGAGAACGGGGAGGATGTGCTTGTGCCTGCGCTGTTCACTCAGGAGAAGTCCACACTGACCAAGCAGCGCATCACCGGGTTCCCCGAGGCCATCGGGAACCCGACCATGTCGAAGTTCTACGGCTTCATCAAGCAAGCTCTGAACAAGACGAACTGACCGACAACAACAGAAAGAGAACCATCATGCTGTCTATCAACCTCTCCGACATGGACGTCGCCCGCGAGGGTGGCGCCTTTGAGCTCATCAAGTCCGGCAAGCACCACGCCTACGTCTCCAGTGTCGAGGTCACCGAGTCCAAGTCCAGCGGGAAGCCCATGCTCGTCGTCGAGTGGACCGTTGACGGGGACGACACCGAGGCTGGCAAGACTGTGATCGATCGCACGGTCTTCACTATCAAGAGCAAGCGAACCGGCAAGGAGCAGATACACTTCAACCTGCCCAAGTACTTCGGTGCTGCTGGTCAGTGGCCGAGCAACCCGGCTGAGCTCAAGGCCAAGCTCTCCCCCGCGCAGATCGACAGCACCGTGCAGGCTGTCGAGGAGGGCCTGGAAGGTGTCGGGGCCACGCTCGATATCGCCGTGGACGAGGGCCGCAAGCGCTTCGACCAGAACGGTCAGCCCGTCTACAAGACGGACGAGAATGGAGAGCCTCTCACTGACGAGAGCGGGAACTTCATCCAGGACACCTGGAACCCGTCCAACTCGGTGAAGCGCCTGAACTTCGACCCGAAGAAAACGTCGTCCGCCAAGATCACGCTCATGTAACGATCGCCTGATACGCTAGCAGTCCTCGACAAAACAGTTGGGGGCTGCTAGCGTTATTGGTAACAGAGAGCCGCTTCAGCGAATCGAGGTTAATTTCGTGAGCCAGATACAACAGTTCTTCGAGCGTGTCCTCCCGGATGACGAGGGGTGGGTACCCATCATGAGCTTGGGCCCCGGCGGTGGGCTGTCCCGATGCCAGTGGTACCACTGGCCCACGGAGGCCGAGAAGTTGTGCGAGTGCGTCGAGGGCATGTCCGACAAGGATGTCTATTGGTCGCCCATGCTCTTCAGTCGGCCTTCCACCCTGTCGGCCTCACGTCATGCGACGAAGAGCAACGTGAAGCGACTGGCCTGCGTTTACGCCGATCTGGATGGTCTTCATCCGGACGACCTGTTCCTGAAGCCGACCGTGCTCGTGAAGTCCAGCCCCGAGCACTACCACGCTTACTGGCGGCTGTCGGACTACCGCGAACTGGAGAACCTCGACATCGAGCAGCTCAACCGGGGGGTCTACCAGACGCATGCCGACACGGGTGTGGACCGTGGGTGGCCGTTGGCGAAGAAGCTCCGCGTGCCCGGGACCATGAACACGAAGCCGAAGTACGGGCTTCCGGTCCCCGTGTCCGTCGAGTTCAACGAGAAGGACTCGTACACGTTCAAGGAGTTCACTGCGGAGTACTCTCCGGCATCGACCCCGAAGGTCGAACTCCTTATGGATATGCCTGAGATCGATCCGGATAGCGCTCTCGCGATCGTCAACGGCACGGAGGACAACCGGATTATTGCGCTGTACGCGGATGATCCGTCGCCCATGGACGACTGGTCGGCTCTCATGTACTCCCTTGAGTGCTCTTTGTTCGAGGTGGGCCTCGACCTGGCTTCTGTTTTCACGGTTGTGCAGGACGCGGGCTGCAATAAGTACAAGCGGGATGGGCGCCCGGACAGCGATCTGTGGGTTCAGATTCAGCGCGACAGGGCCCGTTGGGAGGACGACCAGAAGCTCCAGGCCGAGCTCGCTGACACGGTCGCCGTCGAGGCGATCAGCGGATTGGAATTCTCCCTCCCGCAGATGCAGGATGAGCGGGATGGCTTGTTCTGGGGTAAGGTGCGCCTACTCAACAAATACGATAAGCCGGTAAATGACACGGTGGTGGACTCCCTCGCTCAGTACATGAGCGAGATGTCGTCGCGCACATCCACCCAGTTCAACTATGCGGCGGCCCTGTCGATCCTCTCAGCGGTACTCGGATCGGACATCCGAGTCCGCACCTCGTTCGGCAGGCTGAGCTGCAACCTCTACACAATGCTTCTGGGACGCACGACTCAGGACAAGAAGTCCACGACAGCGAGTTACGTGAAGCACTTCCTCCGCCGTGTCGGCGCTGAGTTCAACACGGAGTTCATTGGTCCGGAGGACCACACACCCGAGGCACTGGCCCAGTACTGCGGGGAGAGGCCTGGGGAGTCCGTACTCGTGATCCTCGACGAGGTGCAGGACTTGTTCGCCCGCGCCATGCGCAGAGGATCGTACATGGACGGCGAGATCGGATTCCTCACAAAGGCCTACGACGGTTACATCCCCTCACTCGCCCGTAAGCAGAAAGAGAGCAAGTACCGCAAGGAGACACCGTTCTCCCTGTCGATCCTGTGCATGGGGATTCTCGACCAGGCTGCCGGGAACCTGAAGGTCGAGAAGATCGCTTCCGGGTTCATTCCCCGGTGCCTACCTGTGCTGCCCGAGGACATGGAGTTCGATCCGACAAGGGCCATGAACGATTTCACCGTTCTGTCGAATTCGGATGACGAGACCCTCAGACGCCAGGACAACGCGTTCAACCTGAATCTGCGCCTTCTGACACTGGCCAAGCACTATTGGCACCAGGAGCGGGAGTCTCTGGAGCCTTTCACGGTGGAGGGCGAGGACGCTCGGGCGCTCATTGCCTTTGACAAGAAGGCCCTGGACCGCATCAAGGATGCGGGCAACAAGTGCGCGGTCCTGGCCGACAGGCACCCGCTGTACCGCGAGTACCTGACTCCCTGCGCGATGCGCCTCGGCCTGTCGATCCTCCGTATGGCCGCCCTGATCGCCGCTGCCGAGCAGCAGCACACGGTTCAGATGCGGCACGCGGTGAAGGCTATCGAGATGGCGGAGATTCACCTCAAAGCCTTCGAGGTCTTTGTCGCATACGCCGCGGATTCTGACATAAGTCGTGACGTCTCCCTGATCGAGGCCTATCTGGCAACCCGCCCCAACCAGACCGCTACGAAGGATGAGGTTCTGGGCTACCTCCTCAGACGGATCGACAGCACCAGGCGGGCAGATGAGATCGTTGATGCCGGTATGCGCATGGGGCGTCTCAAGACGAACGTCATGAAGTCGAAGGGGAAGAGGATCACCTTGATCGCCTTGAGGCAACGAGATCAAGACTGAACACGAAGAACCCCGGGTTGTGGCCCGGGGTTCTCTCTGTGTACTATACATATGTACCGACCAGCGAGGAGGGAACCGTGCAGATACAGGTACCAGATGTCAACAGCCTGACGGGCGAACAGTTCACCGCGCTCCAGCAGGCAAAGAAGGAGGCGGGCATCGAGGGCCCGATTGAGGTCACCGATCAGGTCACGCCCGGCAACAGGTTCACCGTGGGAGCATTCGGAGTTCCGGGCACGTGGGCGCTCGACCAGCTCGACAGGGCGGCGAGGACTGAGGGTCGCTCGCAGAACTCCTACGGGTTCGAGAATATCTTCGATGGGACCGAGCTCCATTTGGACATCGAGACCTACTCGACTGTCGATCTGAAGAAGAACACTGTCTATCGATACGTCGAGGATGAACACTGGATGATCCTCATCTGCTCATGGTGCATCGGCCAGGGCGAGATTCATACCGCGTTTGGGCATGAAGAGATCAAGGCGATCCCCGGGCTATTCGACCCCGCGGTGAAGAAGATCGCCCACAACAGCGACTTCGAACGGATCAACTTCAGTGCACTGAAGGGCCTCCCTGTCGGCACGTACATCGACCCCGAGGAGTACATCGACACGGCCGTGCTCGCCTCGTTGTGGGGCTATCCCCGATCCCTGAAGGGCTTCTGCAAGGCCGTGGGTGGTGAGGCCAAGGACGAGGCCGGCGGACGGCTCATCAATATGTTCTCCGTGCCCAACCGCAAGGGCGGGAGGACGCTGCCTGAGGAACGCCCTGCAGACTGGGACGCCTACGTCGAGTACAACCGACAGGATGTCATCTCCATGCGGGATAACATCTACAGGCTCGGCAAGGGGTTCCCGTCTGGGGAGGAGTACGAGGCCTGGATCACCGCCACAAGGATCAACGACCGCGGGATCAAGATCGACACGGCGCTGGCTAGTGCCGCCCATCGTCAGTACGAGGCCAACAAGAAGGGGGACCTGGCCCGGGTCAAGGAGATCACCGGACTGGACAACCCGAACAGCGTTCAGCAGTTCAAAGGCTGGCTCGCCGACCAGGGTTTCGAGATGGAGTCCATCGACAAGGCTCATGTCGCGGAGCTTCTGGAGCACGATGATCTCCCGGACGAAGTGCGCGAGGCTGTGGACCGCAAACAGTTGGCGGCCTTGTCGGCGGCGACCAAGTACGTCATCGCTCAGGGCTCGACGAACTCTGACGGTCGGTTACGTGGGACGATCAAGTACAGCAATGCTAACACGGGTCGTATGACGGGCGTCACACTGAGCCCGCACAATCTACCCCGTGACCACTTCACAGACGCTGAAGGTGAGCATGACACGAAAGCCGAGCAGGCCGCGATTGATAAGTTGCTGGCCGGCAGGCACGTGGGCTCGGAGGACCTCAAGAAACTCGTACGTCCGCTGTTCATGGGGCCCTTTACTGTATCGGACTACAGCGCCATCGAGGCCCGCCTCACCGCATGGGCCGCCGGTGAAGACAGTGTTCTGGAGGCCTTCCGAGAAGGGAAGGACATCTACGTCGCTACCGCAGAGCGTATGGGTGGCGAAAAAGCCGGGTTCGATCGACAGCGCGGGAAGGCAGCAACATTGGGCTGTGGTTTCGGAGGAGGCGCGGGGGCACTACTCAATCTCGGAGGGGCCAAGATTTATCCGAAGGGAACCCCCGAGGATGTGATCTGGAAGGGACTCTCTTCGCTTGTTGAGACCTGGCGAATCGCCCACCCACACATTGTTTCGTGGTGGAAGCAGGTCCACACCGCCTTCGACAAGGGAGGTCCTGCATCCCAGCGAATCCCCGTGGATGTCGAGATCGTGGGAAACGACCGCTACGTCTGGTTGCCCTCAGGGCGGGCGCTCGTCTACCACAACTGCAAGCGCGAGTATGTGCAACCCAAGGACCGAAACGGTAAGCCGCTGCCCTATCGTCGGCGCGCTTGGGTCTGCGATGCTGTGGTGGGCAATGGTACGCAGCGCCGCATTGTCGGAGGGCCCACACAGGTCGAGAACATCATTCAGGCCATCGGTCGAGACCTGCTCACCCATGCTCTCGTCAACGTCGAGCGGGCCGGATTCCGCACAGTCACACATGTTCATGATGAGATCGTTACAGAGACTACTGGCGGTTTGACCGTGGAGAAACTATCCTCGCTCATGTGCGACCTACCGGACTGGGCAGAGGGACTGCCGGTCGAGGCGGCCGGTTACACGACACAGAGATACCGGAAGGACTGACCATGAACTACCCCGCACATCCTGACAACGGCCTTGTCGAACGATTCATCCGTCCGCGCCCACGCACCTGCTGGGCCATCAAGATCGAAAAGCGCTCCATCGAAGCCGCCCGCACTGTCTCCCGCCGTTACGGTGTCAGCCTCCGTGACCCTGAGTTCTTCTATGGACAGTGGATGGTGGTCTGGCCCGACAAGAACGTCGAATTCTACTCCGACAAGGACCTGGACGCCACCTTCGAGACGGAGCACCTCTGATGCACCTCCCATTCGCAGTGGACCGCTTCATTGCCGTCCTGGAGGACAACTACAATCTCGCCACCACCGATGCCGGGCGCGACCAGGTCGTTGCGGACGCCTGCCGACTGTGGGCCATCTGGCAGCCCGTACCGCCCGCATCAGCCGCGATCTCACAGTGGATCAACGAACACAAGAAGGAGAACCGATGAAGTTCAAGACACAACCGCAGGCCCTCGGCTCGCTCAAGATCGGCGAGAAGGTGCTCATGCCTGTCGAGCTGGCGGCTACTCTCATCAGTATCGAGCCGCCCAACGATAAGGGGCTGTGCAAGGTGACCTGGGAGTTCCCCGAGGTCAACGTCCGATTCCATACATACAGCACCCGATACACCTCAATGAACAAGGTGACCGGAAAGGAGGAGACCGATGAGTGAGCGCATCCTGGCTGTCGATGCCGGGGTCTCGACGGGTTGGGTCCTGGGTCAGCAGCCCTGCGATCCGTACGACGAGGGCTCCGAGATTCTCGACTTCGGTCAGTTCCGCAGCGAGCGCTGGGAGGAGACGGTCACTGAGCTTCTCACCAAGCTCACGTCCGAGCCGACTACCCTCGTCATCGAGCAGTTCGATCTGCGACCCAACAACAAGTTCAGGGCTGACCTCACCACTGTCAAGGTCAACAGCGCCCTGTCGTACTGCGCTACAGCATGGAACCCAAATGTCCGCCTCATCTGGCAGACCCCGGGACAGGCCAAGGGCGTCATCACCGACAAGGTGCTCAAGGCTTTGGGCTTCTGGCCCACCGGCAAGACCGTCGGCTGCCTGGACGCCGACGACGTGCGCGATGCTGCACGCCACTTCTACTACTACTCGATCAAGACGTGCCACGATGCCAATCTGGCGGCACGGATGGGAGGCCGTCATGTCAACTAAGCTCGGCACATTCCACAAGATTTGTGATCAGGAGTTCGGACCCGAGGCGGGACAGGAGAAGATCGACATCGAGGGACTTCCGTACGGCTACCGCTACGATTTCAACATCGTGGACCTGCCGTGCTTCATCGCCATCGACTACAAGACAGACGATCTTGTCGGCTGTGTATGGTTCAACGGCTATGCTTTCGCCCGCAAGACGCGGTGTGTTGTCACGGACTTCGATGTCCCCGAGATGATTCGACAGATGCGCATCGTCCAGAACGGACTCACTGAGTTCGCCATTGAGCCCGAGACCTACAGCACGGGGCCCAACTACGACATCGTTGGTACCTGGAGCGCTCACAAGAGCGGCATGGTGATCGACGACTACATTCGTGTCAATGAGCACGGTGCTGTTTGTGCTGGCGCTGGCTACGCGAGGATGCCGTTGCAGCAGATGGTCTCCGACTCAGAGCCTGCACCCGAGCAGAAGGAGGACACCGTGAATGCCCCGAGTCACTACGCATGGCTCGGTTCCGCCCTGTCGAAGCAGGTCGAGAACGTCGGTGATGTCGAGGTCTTCCATGTGCTCTCGGCTGCTTTTAGCAAGGACCCGCTTCTGTGGCAGGTCGGCAAGTATCTGCTCCGGGCAGGACGCAAGGACGACAGGAAGCAGGACCTTGAGAAGGCGAGGTGGTACCTGGACAAGGCCATCGAAAACTGATACACTGGGTTCGTCAAGCAGTTGAATCGTGTTGACAACTTGCTCGTTTACATGAGAAGACCTCCTAGTTGCCGCTAGGAGGTCTTCTTGTTACTCCTCGTCGAGCTCGGCTTCGAGCTCAGTGACACGCTTGTGGAGCCGGGTCAACTCATCGGAGTATTGTTTGAGCAAGGAGTCCTTGGCCTTGATGATCTCAGCCCAGGTCTCAGTATCCTGCTTGGACTTTTGGAGCTCGGACTCCCGAATGCCCCGCTTCCTGTCGGCTAAGACCTTCATGATCTGAGGAATGGAAGCAGCAAGAGCTGTGCAGAGCGCAACGACAGATGTAATTGTGGCGCTCACCTCAGGGCCTCCGCTCGATCGCATCCTTCGCGTCCTGGACTGAACGAGCACGTTTCACCGCAGAGTGGAGGACGTTCCACCGCGCAACCAGGAAGAACCACAAAGCCCACAGTAGGAGCGCATGAGGTCGGGACCCAGGGCCGTTCAGGGCTATGATACCGCTGGCCGCCATGAAGCCCAGGAGCGGCGTCAGAGCCACGTACTCGAACTGCGACAGACGCCGGAGGACAAAAATCATAGCGAACAGTGCCGTGGCGAAAATTCCCAGGAACAACAGCATGTGGTAATGCAGCGCGAGCTCCGGGATGTCCATGAAGTGACGAGGCCCATGCAGACGCGAGATGGCGTAAGCCGACAGGGAGCCGTACGACAGGGCGCGGGAGAACCTGTCGAGGTGGCGCTGCCACGGGGGTGCGGAGACGTAAGCACTCATTTGATCCATCCGTAGATGACGTAGTTCGTCGTGATGAGATGACCAACGATGCCGCGGGGGACGATGATCCTGATCCGCTTGATTGTGCCATCCTTCTCCGCGAACTGATGCCAGTTGTTGTTGTCGGCCGAGAAGGCTCCCGGCCACTCCTCCGCGTTACCGTTGGTGATCAGTGTCACCGCAACACCGGTGTAGGTGTTCTTCAACGGCAGATAGGCGAAGGCGGAGTCCGTGGTCTGGTCGTTGCCGTAGTAGGACCACTCGGTGATCCTCAGGACGGAGACGCCCATCTCCTGTCGGAACTTCGACTCTTCACCCTGCTGACCCCACAGAATCTTCCCGTAGCAGGGCGTCGCCGGGGTGAAGGTCTCATTACCGTTCACCATCCACGAGGCGATGGAGTCGCCGTTCATCTTCCAGGCGGCGCCATCCCAAGTGATGAACTTTCCGTTGTTCTTCAGGTAGAAGAGGAACGGGTTGTCCCCTGTCGGCTTGAGGCCCGTGCGCTCCAGCTCCATGCGCTTGGTGGTGGCGCCCTGGATGTTGGTCACGCAGTAGACCCCGTTGTATCGAAGGTTCTGGATGGCGTTCGACACGGAGTTCATGCCCAGGTTGAGGAAGTTCTCCCAGGTGTTGACCGTATCCTCAGAGGAGTACTTGTAGACTCCGTTGCTGTCTATTGCTCCCACTGCGGCAACCCTTCTATGAATCTCTTCGAGAAGTCATACTTATTGATGGCATCCTCTTCAGTGCATTCTGCGTCCATCTTAGACGCCCAGGGTATCCTTCGGGCAGCCTTGACCTGCCAGGAGAACCAGGTGCCCGCGTCGCCCTTGACCTTGAATCTGCCGTCTTCGACAGGGCCGAGAACTTTCACGCCGTTCGAGGTGAACACTGACGTCGGAACATCCGCATCATGCAGCTTGTCGAAGTACTCGGGGAGCTCGACGGTCATCTCCCCGTTCTCAGGAAGCGTGGCGTTGTCCCAGTACTCGATCCCGTTGTGGGGCGACTCGGTACAGGTATAAACCAGAACATGGTCATCCTTTGTCGGGTGGCGAATGACGAAGCTCTTCCCCTGATCCGAGCTGATACGGCCGGTAGCACGGAGACTACCATTGATCAGGGTCTTCCGGAAGACGTTATCCTCGTTGCCCCCTGCTCCCCAGTCGTTCTGAGTGATCGGGAATCGTGACCGGATGTACGAATCAATGTACACCGAGTACCCGGCAGAGGCGTGGATGTGCAGGTCACCGTCGCAGAGGATGTCAGAGCGTTTACCCCCGGTGGTCAGATGGAACATCCACTTTGGGGTCGAGCCCCTGTAGTTGCCCGCGGCATAGAAGTGAGCAGGCGACATCAGCAGGTTCGACAGGGGCGTATTGCTGTTCTCCTGCCGTGTGGAGATAGCAAGGTCCGCCCCCGACTGCCGGATGTAGGACCAAGTCGGGGTCCCGACCGCGTTGAACCCACCCAGGTACAACTGGCCCGGGCTGAGCTGGGAGAAGTAGCGGTTCCCGTCAGTGAACTGCCGACCGTACAGGGACAGCACAGGATCGTCGATACCGATGACACCCAAGGCAAGGATGGGCTGCTCCGTCGTGGGACTGAACGCGGAAATGCCGATGACCTCGCGGGTGAACTCCTGGGACTCGTTCTTGAAGGGCATAGCCTTGGAACGCCCGAACCTCATGTCCTGGCGCGAGGTCTCCGGATCAAGGAGAAAGTCCCCGCCAATAAACCGCCCACCGATGAAAGTCTGACCCCGCAGCGTGTCAGCGTCGAACAGGGACGCCTTCAGAGTACCCGTGGTGATTTTCGACGCGCTGATGGAGTCAATCACCGCGCTGTCGGCTGTAATCGAGCCGGCCGCGAGCTGTGCGGCAGTAATGGATCGGGCAGCGATGCGTTGACCGTTGATGAACCCCGTGGTGATCTTCCCCGCGTCGAGGCTCTTGATGATGCCCGACTCCGCTGTGATGGAGCCCGTCTGCAACTTCTCGGCCGAGATCGAGTTCGCTGCAATGTGGTCTCCGCGGATCGTGTTCGCCTCGATGAGCTCACCGGTGATCTTGTTGGCGACGATGGACTTCGCCTGAATGATCCCAGCCCAAATGGTGTCGGCGACAACCTTCTGAATGTTGGCCGTGCCCGCCGTGAGTTTACCGACATCAAGGGATGAGATCATACCATCAGTGAGGCGCTGCTGTATCCACTCCAGACCATTCCACTTGTACTCGACAAGGATGGAACCCGTCGTCTTCTCACGACCGCGGGCGGTGTCTCCGGGGTTGTAACCACGGAGGGGCGGGTAGCCCGAGCCGTCGTAGTAGAAAACCCGGCCCCCGTCCTGTCGGACCATGGCGAGGATGTCGTTCCGGGTCTGGTCCGCGTGAGCCGCGATGTTGTAGGCTTCGGGGTCCTGGTTCCTATCGACCTCGACCCACTCCGCGCCGTTCATCCCATGCACGACTTTCGAGTTGTGCGCGGTAGGGCTCCAGCCCGGGAACAGATCGGGGCCTGGAGTCGTCTTGGTCCCGGGCCACGTTATGTACTCATATGAACCCATGGGATCACTTGATCCTGATGATGTAGTTCAGCACGATGTACGGAGGCATGTTGTTGTGCGGGCGGCTCCCGCCGGTGTCGGAGGCCGAGAGCTTACCGAGAGAGCCCTCGGAGGAGCCCGAGGCAATGTTCCACTGGTTACCACCTGACACGTTCGATCCCCAGATGCCCATGTCGCGCCAGTTCGCGACGTTCGGGTTACCGATGTCGTGACTGTGACGCGGCATCTCGTCGAGGGACAGGGCGTGCTGGGCCTCCCCACCGAGGTTGTTGAGATTGACGAACTGCGCGTTGCCCTGGTCCCTGGCGACGATGACACGGCCTTTGAGGTCGGGAAGCTTGAAGAAGTTGCCCGATGCCCCGTAGATGTTCTGAATCACCGAGTACAACTGGGGGTACGCCGTGCGATCCATCTGCCGCCCGTCGCAAAGCGCGAAGTTGTCAGGGGCCGTGACACCTGCCCACGCAAGGATGGAACCGACAGGAACCAGGGGACCGGAGTCCATGCGCCCCACGTAGAACTGCTTGATCCCATCGATGATCTTGCCGAGTTCCGTCGCGGCCTTGAGCTCGTCGAGGCGCTGCTCCAGAGCCTTGAGCGCAGTGGTGGTGGCGAAGAGGTTGTTGGCTTGCTGCCAGTGCTGGGCCTCCGTCTTCGTCACGTCATCCGCAGCCTTCTGCGCCTTGTCGATCGCGGCCTTGTTCTCAGTGACCTTGGCCACCGCAGTGTCCGCATTCTTGGACGCCGCGACGATACCGTCCTCGACCTTGTTCAGTTTGACAGCGGTGATGGGTGTGGCCTGCGCACCTTCGCCATCAACCCAGTTCGCGTTCCGATCGTAAGGCATCAGTCTTCCTTTCCGGCCTTCCTCATGCGGAACAGTTTACCGTCGGGAGACATCCATACAGAAGTATTAACGATACCTTTCGAAGGCGGGTAGGGCGACGTGAGAACCTGTCCCTCGATGCGCTTGAACGTATCAGCGACGCCCTGGCTGGCCTGAGCGAGCCGAGCCTGGAGGTTGTCATTGTTCGTCATCTCCACACCCATGAGCCACACATTGTTGGCTAGTGACGACAGGCCGTCGATCCAGGGCACGACTACGTTCTCCCGATTGTTGAGGTCGTAGGCCGCAACGATAGTCGTCTTGAAGACGTGTGACTGCCCGTCAGGGGGTACCACGAAGATGTTCGGACTAGGGTTGACGTTCCGTTTCCACGCGTTGTCCATGTAGAAGTCGAAGCCCACCTGGAACTGAGCGGTTTGGGTGGACTCGTTCCTCAGCGAGAACGCGAACGTATACGTATCATTCTTCGTTGCACGCTTCACCTTAGGCGGAAGGATCAGCAAACGTCGGGCCCCACCGGACGTGTCACCACCGACCCAGTGGTAGCGCCCCGGGTAGTTGGTCTCGATCCGCCAGTTCGATGGAGTCGCGGCCGTGGTCCAGGCGACAGGGAAGGTGGCGTCAAGGATGTCCGAGGTCCCCGAGCGCAAGCGTTCTAGGGCGGCCCGGTCCTCATCCGACATGGAGGTCTTAGGTGTGACATCTACGAAGTCCTGACGGGACTGGTCGTAGGAGTACATCCTGTAGCCGTCGTCCGTGTCGAACCACAGGTCGCCCTGCTTACGACCCTGGAGCGTCGGCTTCTCAGGCGTGTAGAAGATGGTGTTCTTACCGTCCGCGCTCTTCTGAGCGTTCTCCGCAGCAAGCTTGGCCGCAGTGGCCATGTCCTCGATGTCCTGGGCCTTCTTCAGAGCCTTGCTCGCCTCGGTCTGCGCCTGGGCGGCCTTCTGCGCGGACTCGACGATGTCCGGGTCCTTGATCTCGACCCACTTGTCCGCGGTCTTGTCGTAGCGATACGGGCGGTTCTTCCCATCCGCCGTGTTGATCCACAGGTTGCCCTCGACACGATCGGCCCCAGCAGGCTCGTTGGGCGAGACGATCACACGACCATCACTACCAGCCTTCTCTTTGATGTCCTTGATCTGCTTCTCAAGGTCAGCCTTGGTCTTGTCATACTTCTTGTCGGCCTCGTCAGCACGCTTCTGAAGCTGGACGACGCCGTTGTGGGCCTCCTCCAGGTTGTCCGACAGGGACTTGGAGAGGTTCTTCAGATCAACGGCGCCTTCACCCAGCGTGCCCGTTCCGTAGGTCTGCCTGACCCACCGCCCGGCCATATCGAGCTTGAAATTCTCAGCTTTGTCGCCGACGCGCTTCATGGAGGCCTTCTCCCAGCGCCATATCTCAGTAACATTGTTCTTGTCACCGACATAAACGTACCAGACCGCGTTGGGGTGAAGCGGGTAGTCAGGCTTCTCCTTCTGCACTCCAGGCGTACGGTTCACCGGCGGGCGGGTGGACCAGGTCACCGCGTCCTGGGCGAGGCGCGACACGCGCTCGATCGCTTCGGTATCATCTAGACGGTCGCGCATCTTGGCCAGTTCGCCGGCCATAGGAGCCCAGCGGTTGGCAGCGTTGTTCGCAGTGGCAACGGCATCGCCTGTGCGCTGCTCCAGCCGGTTGATCTTGCGCTCGATCGCGCAGGTCCAGGACTGCGTCTGCTTCGAAACGTTCGGTGCGGGGTACAAGTGCCCCTCGTAGTCCCGGCTCATAGAATCCCCCTGTCGCTGATCTCCCTGAGAGTCCGACCGCCCCCAGAGAGCATTCGAACCTTCGGGTAGACTCGCTGAACGTCTCCCAATGTCGTATCCCTCGAAGCAGTCAACTGAGCATTATTATCCGACAGGGAGGCATTTGATACACGCCACCAGTGCCCGTCCTGCTTGTACCGGACCCCCGCAAGGCGACCGAAGACTTGGCGCTCTCCGTTGGGTTCGGTGTCTCGGAGCGGGTTGATGCCCTGCCAGGTCGCGTTCAAGGAGTGCCCGCTGTACTGATCCGCGGTCCACTGAGCAGCATGGTAGGCCTGGGTGCGCGTGGTAATGCACTGATTGTCTATCGTCTGCTCCTCGTCCGTCCCAGGCGTGCCAGTGTGAAAGGGAATGGTCTCGATATCAACGTAGGTGCCGTTCTCCCCGAGCAGGAACAGGCCGTTGTAGTCAGTCTTCCCGTCGGACTCGCAGATGCGGAAGGGACTGAGCTCCTCGAACAGCATGCCAGTGACAATGACATCGACAGAACGCTTGTCCTTGTTGAGCCGCACTTCGAGGCCCCCGCCCATGTCCTGCCACTGAGCAGGAGTGATCGCCTTGTTGTCCTTACCGACAACCATGTAGATGCCGTTAGGTGTATTCTGGTTGTCCACTAGTGGGGCCTTGTTGACGACAGGGATCGCCATGACCTGGCGGGGCTGTCGCACGGACGACACCTCACAGGGGAGCTGGAGCGTGGTTACCGTCTGCTCGCCGGCGTTCACCGTGATCACAGGCGTGTCGGTCTGCCCGAACGTCGTCTTGGCATCCGGGTAGAGCAACGGTTTCGGGGGCCATATCACATCGTGCCGGAACGCCATGCGGTGGTAAACGTTCACATCGATGTTCTTCACCTTCTGCGAAGAACTCATTGTGAGGTTGTAACCCGAGGTCACATCGTTCACATACATGATCCGATTGCGGAGCGGCTGGAACCGAAGCCTGCCAACCTCCCACGACATATCGATCTCATTGGCGCTGAGCCACTGCTTCATGGCCTGCCACACGACAACCCGCTGGGCGGGAACATCGTACTTCTCCTTCAGCAGCGCCTTGTCGATCTCCAGCGTGTACTGCGCGCGCTTGATCCCAACAGCGTTGAAGAACATCTCGATGATGGACTCGATCAGCTGACCCGTCATACTGGGAATTGTCCCCGCCTGGACGAGTGCCGACAGAGGCGAGCCACCGGTGAGAGTCCAACCCGACTCGGTACCCTCAATGTCAGTGATACGGAACTCGGTCGAACCGAACTCATTCGAGATCACGGTCATGCTCTGCCCAAGCATCGACATGAGGCCTGGCTGATAGCCGACGCCTTGCACCTGCAACTGGGGAACCCCAGAGTCCGAGGCGCCCCTGTCAAGCGAGGTGGCGTCCTCCGCAACGGACCAGGAGGAGACCGTGGAGTTGTCAACCCCAGTGAATCTCACAGCCACGGCCAGACCTCCTTCACTGAGAACTCAACCTTGTGGAATCGCTTGTTGGACTCGACCTGGATCGAACCCGGATCAACCATCATCGTCGTGAATCCCATTGGTGGTGCATAGGACGTGATATCCGGACCCGCGCTGAGGCGCTGCTGGTAGGACGTGTTCTTCACGTGCAGATCACAAATGAGAATCTGAGTGTCCGGACTCCAGGCGTCTTGGTCGATGCACAGCCACGGTCCGGCCTTCACGGCATCCGCCGGCACCGTCCATCCGCCGGACCACTGAGCCCAGCCGTCACCAAGCTCGGAGCGCTTCTGAAGACCAACGTCGGTGAGCCCTGAGCTACCATTCGCTTTGAGATATCTCACACCGCCCTTGAAGGCCTTCGAACCCTTGAGGACCTTGGCCTTCACCTCGATATCGATCCTATCCCCGCCCTTCAGAGCCGAGTAGTACTCCTCAGGGATGTAGTGGTCCCGGACGTTCAGCAGCCTGGCATTGCCGACAGGGGCGCGCTCGTTCGTGCTCTCACCGATCAGCACACCTCCAGGGCTCATCTCCGGGTTAGTGAACAGCGACCAAGGGGCATGCGGGTCGAGGTCCGAGTAGCCGGACCCCGCATCAAGCACCCCTCTAACCCAGTGCAGAAGGCCCGATCCGTTGGCCTCCGCGGGTTTGATCGTGATAGTCGCACGCTGCACCGAATCCGTGTCGTTCGGCACGATCTTCGTCTCGTACGGAGGCAGTGGAGAGCCGTCCTTGAACACGAACTTCTGGGTGTCGTCCCCGACGGTCTGCACATAGAAGGTGTAACCCGGCGGGATCAATATGGTCTCCGTGTAGGAGGCCGGGGATGTCGTGGCCTTGCCCGTCATTCGCAGTGCAAACTCCGGACCGTCACCGGACCTTGTATCCATCTGGGCAAGCACCGTGCCATCCTTCGCGAAGGCGATGGGCGATAAGGTATCCACCAGAAGGAACGGCTTCCCGAGGAAGGGCGACAGGACGTTGAGGTCCGGTCTGTTCAAGCAGTCCACGTATCGGATAGGATTCGAACCCGCTGTCGAGATCAGGTCCATGATGGCCACGTAGTCCGCCGGGGACATCACGTTCCAGGCGAGTTTGTACGCCTTCGCAGCGAACCGGGAGGGCGTTATCCCGTTCGCGCCGTTGACCAACTGTGTGACCTGCCCCCAGGGCGTCGCTTGAATGGCGGCGTCCTTGGCAGGAGCCGGGAGAACGAGATTCTTGTTCCCGACTCCCAGCACGCATCGGTTATCCAGGACTGCCATCAGTACGACCCCCTCTGTCCGTTAACCGCATTGTATCCGTTGACGGAGTTGGAGATCACGCGCCCATCGAGGGTGATCATGCTCGACATGGACCGAGCGAGTGCCGCGATAGTCCGAGAGGAGAGGTCCACCCCGCCACGCGGAATACCTCCGCCAGAATACGACACGGACGGGGCATAGCGCCTGGCGTTGATCGCGTCGAACATCCCGGAGCCATAAGTCTCCACGGCACTGCGGTTGATGACGTACTCGCCGCTGCGGATCGCGAACAGGGACCCTGTCGGGTTCATCGCGAGCAGGTTGTCCGTGTGGTAGTTCCCTCCTGGGTTGCCCGGGATTATCCCACCTGCGGGACCACCGCCGGCGAACCCGCCGATCGGGGCGCCCAGGGCGATTCCGACACGGGTGCGGATAGGACCGCCGTTGGCGTAAGCCGGAATCTGACCGCCGTTGTGGAACCAGGACTTGACCGTGCTCCAGGCCGAGCCGACCTGCTGCGCGACGAATTGGACCGTGCGCGTGGCAGCCAGCTGGGTGAAGGCGTTCATGACGCCCCAGTAGGAGCCCTCCTCCTTCTTCGCGTTGAAGTAGGCCTCTCTGTTCTTGGCCGCCTGGTCGAGAGCGGTCTGAACGGAAACCTTCTCGCCCTGGTTGACTTTCGGGTCGTACTCCGCGTCACGATTCTCGGCGGTTTTGTCGAGTTCCTGCTCCGTATTACCCTTGTCGCCCTCGTTGACATCTGGCTTGTACTCGGCTTCCCGAGGCTCTCCCGTCTCGTCGAGCTCCTCCTTGGTCTCCTGGTTATCACCATCATTGACCTCTGGCTTGTACTCGACGTCCTGGTCTTCACCGGCGGCGTTCAGTTGCTCCAGTGCGGCGTTGTACGTCTCGTCATCGACATCGGAGTTGTAGTTCGCCGTGCGCTCCTCAGCCATAGCATCAAGGTCCTCTTTAGTGAGGCCGAACATCTCCGAGTTGATCTCGGGGAGGTACTGCTTATTCTCAGGTTTGGCGAGCTCCATCAGATAGTTCTTGGTCTCGTCGAACTCCTCACCCGCAGCAGTCGGAATGTACCGCTTGTACATATCAAAGGCGATCTCCTTCGCCTCCGCGTTGAACCGGGCCTTACCAGTCTCGTCCATCTCTGGGATGTACTGAACCGGGCGCCCCTCAGCATTCGCCTTGTCACCGTTGGCCAGGGCATCGAGCTCTTCCAGCACGAAGCTCTTGGCGTCGCGAACGACATCGGGCTTGTACTCCGCTTCTCGGGGCTCGGCCATATCGTCGAGGGCTCCGCCGGTCTCCGCGGCGGAAGGCTCATCGAGCTCGGTCGGAATCTCCGCCGGGCCATAATCGCCATTGGCAACATCCTCGATGGCCTGCTGAGTCGCAGCAGCGGTGCCATTGTCTGTGACACTCTCCTCGACAGAGCGGGGAACGTTCTGAATCGTAGACGCCAGGCTGTCGAACCCGCCAGCCAGCTCGGTGACCTCACCGCGGTTGAAGCCCATCTGAACCGCCTGGTTGATGAACTCCTCCTTGAGCTGGCGCGCGTAGGCCGCGACCTGCTCGTTGGAGGCGCCCGTAGCGGCATAAGCCTCGATCATCTCCATCATGGTGGATTGCAACTGCTTCAGTGCAGCCCTGTTCTCGATGGCGGCCTGCGTGTAGCCCTGAAGAGCGAACATGCCCTTCTGAGCCTCTGCGATCTCCTTCTCCTTGTCAGCGATCTGAGACTTAGTGTCGTTGATGCTCTTGTTCGCCTTGTCAATGTCCGTCTGTGTGGACTTGATGCGCTCCTTGTCGCCGTACTTCTTCGCAATCTCGTTGAAGTACGTGGCGTCGCGGAGCTCCTGCTGCTGTTCCGACAGGGTGGTGTTGAGATCCTCGATCGACTTCTTGGCATCCGCAATGGTCTTGCGAGCGTCCTCGATCTTCTTCCTCATGGTGTTGAGCTGCGAGTGGTAGTTGTCCTTCGCAGAGCGGGTCTTCCACCACTTGTCCATGCTCTCCTTCATCGCGGTGGAGAGGCGCGACAGGAAGTCCTTGAAGAGTTCGGCGGGAGACTTCTCCTTCTGCTTCGCCTTAGAAGAGCCACCAGAGGGGGTGTGGGACCGAGGCGTGTGAGACCTAGGTGTGTGAGACCTGGGCGTGGAGGACCTGCGTGGTGTGTGCGAGCGGGGCGTACGGCCACCACCGCCTCCACCGCCTCCACCGCCACCTCCGCGGGACTTGCGGGGCGTCGGCTGATACCGGCCCATAGCGGACTGGAACGCGGCCTTCGCGTTTCCTGCACCCTTGCCCTTCTTAGTGAGCTGACCACCGATCTTACCCGCGGCTGCACCGGTTTTGGCGCCCGCGAGCATCGCCTTGGCGAGCGACAAGCGCTGAATGATCTGCCCGACAACGGAATCGGTCTCGACCTTCATGTTCTTCAGATCGACCTTGAGCCCGTTGTAGTTGACCCCAGGACCGTTGATGTTCTTGGAGATGATCTGCCAGAGAACACCCATATCCTGGTCGGAGGCGCTCAGCATCTTCTGGAGGTCAGAGAACGTCGTCGAACCGTCAATGTTCGCACCAGGAATCGTCTGGTTGAAGACGTTGTAGATGTCCGACATTCCCTGCTCGCTGATGCCGAGCTGCTCCTGAACACTCGACAGGGTGGCTGAGGGGTCGATCTCAACACCGGGGACCGTCTGGTTGGTGGTGTTAGCCACTCCGTCAACACCCTGCTGCGCCACCTGCTGGGCCTGATCCATACCCTGTTGGGTCGGAGTGTTATCCACCTGTGGCCCGGGCATCGTCTGGCCGAGCATGGCTCCGACGTTGTTCATGGCCTGCTGGACTTGCGAGGTGTCGATACCCTGCTGGCCGATCTGGTCGATGGCGGCCTGCACGTAGTCCTGAACGTACTTCTGGGCCTCCGCACCGGTTAGACCAAGGTTCTGAGCGACCTGCATGGCGTTCTCCGCTACGGCCTTCAGGTAGGTCTGAAGGTTCTGGAGGTTCTGCCTACCGCCCTCAGTCGTGGTGTTAATCACGTTTCCGTTGTCCTGGAGGCCCTGGTTGAACTTGTCCAAGGCGTCGAACATGGCGGCTTCAGCGTTCTCGAACCCGAAGGCCCTGTCGATTGCCGAGTCCACAGCGGACTTCCACTTGTCCCAGGCCTCCGCAGCCTTGTCGGCAGCGCTAGCGTTACCGTCCGCAGCGCCATTCATCCCCTGGAGCGCGCCGTTAGCCTCATCAGCCGACAGGCCGAGACCCTGGAGAATCTGCTTCTGGGCGTCCTGAGAGCCCATGGCCTGCGAGACAGCAGCACCGACACCGTCGTTGGCATCCTGGAGACCCTTCAGAGCGTTGATCTGGTTGTTGATCGCGTTCGTCTGGTCGTCAGTCGCTTTGGTGTGGGCCTTACCCGTCATGTTGGGGTCTTTGAAGGTTTGGGACTGAGCGGCATCGAGGTCGGCCTTCTTCTGGTTCAGCTGGTCGATGAACCCCTGCACATACGCAGAAGCCGCTCCCTGACCCTCCGTCGCGGCCTTCCTCGCGTACTCGCCCCAGTCGAAGCCGAGTTGCTTCAGGCCGTTGAGCTGGTCACCAGTGAGCTTCTTGAAGCCCTCGGACCCGGCGATCGCGTTGCGGATGAGCTCCGCAGTGTTCTTGCCGATCTGAAGTGTGGTGTAGCCCATCTGCTGGGCGACCTCGCGCGTAGCCCGGACGATTTCGCCTTGGGCATTCACGAAGTAGTAGGACTTCTCCGACGCGCTCTTGTAGGCGTCACCTGCACCATCGGCGGAGATCATCAACTCACCGAGGCTGCGCTGCGATCCATTGGCGATGTCCTGCGTGTCAGCGAGAACGGCCTTCTGGACCTCCGCGGCACCCCCCATGGCCGACAGCATCTCCGCACCGGCCTTCTGGGCCTTCTCAGCGGCGATCTCCTCAGCGTTGGCGATCTGGTTGTAGCCCTCAGCAATCGCGGGCAAGGCCGACAGGGCGAGGGAGGCCCAACCGGCCGGACCGAGGGAAGCGAAGAAGCCCTTCACGGCGCTTCCGGCGGCCGCCATGGCCCCAGAGACGGCCGAGATACCCGTTCCCATGGTCCGAGTAGCGGCAGTGGCCGCATCAGCCGCCGTGGAGGCCATTCCACGAGCCGCCCCGAGACTCTCCTGAGCGGCGGTCTCGGCCTTGACGGCTGCCGTGGCAGCATTGTGAGCAGCGGCCTCGGAGGCCGTAGAGCCTGCCGACATGGCCGATGTGCCCGCGGTGCTCCCGGTGAGGCGCTGCTGGGCGACCTCAGCCTGAGCGGCCTTCACACGGGCGTACAGAGCGGGTTGCTCAGCCAGAGCAATGTTGGCCTGCTGAATGGCCTTGGCGATGTTACTCCAGGACAACTGCCCCGAGAGGCCTGCCTCGACCATGTTCTTGCGGACCTGCATCATCGAGGAGGCAACCGACAGGACGCCCGCCTGAAGGAGCTTGGCACCGGTTTGGAGGGCGATGAAGATCGTCACACCTCCGGCGAATGCCGCAATGACCCGGCCGACCGGGGTCTCTCCCAGGCTCGATAGGGCGTTGGCGAGCGCCTGGACACCATCCAGAATCAGCTTCAGCGGAGCCAGGAAGGGCTCGCCGAACGAGGCCATCATGTTCTCCAGCGCGTTCTTGGTCTGCGCGATGGTCTCGGTCATGGTGGCATTCAGCTTCTCCATGGACTGCTCCAGGAAGCCAGTGTTCGAACCAGCCTCAGCAGAGTTGTCCATGGTCTCCTTGAGCAGGTCGAAGTTCACCGCGAGACGCTTCACGAGCTCGATGTCGCGGGTGGATTTCAGCCCGATGTCGGAGAGCATCTGAGTCATCTCCACGCCGTTGCCAGCCTTGGAGATGGACTCGATGAGCTGGTTGAAGAATTTCGAGGGGTCGTTCTTCCAGAGCTCCAGAGCCTCCTCGTTGGAGATGTGCATCTGCCGGGCGAAATCGGCCATCCCCTCAGCACCCTGAGCAGCGGCCTTGTTAAAGTTACCAAAGATGCGCTGGAGCGAGCCACGGGCCCACTCGGCCTTCACGCCGACAGAGGTCAGGGCCGTGGCGTAGGCGAGGGTGGCGTTCTGTCCGATGCCCGCCGACACGGTGGTGGTCGAGATGCTGTTCGCCATCGTCAGAATCTCATCCTCCGTGGCGACCGCCTTCGCACCGAGCTCTGCGACTTGAGAGGCCATCTGCTCGTAGGCCTTGTCGCCCCCGTTCAGGGCCATCCCGGCCTGGCTGAATGTATTGATCAGGCGTCCGAAGTCCTCAGAGGCCTTCTCGGTCGTGGTGCCGGTCACCATGGAGAACTCTGCGACAGCACGGGTGAAGTCCCCGAGCTTCTCCGCGGGGATATTCATCTGCGCACCAAGCGTACCGATCTGCGAGAGCTCGGAGAACGACTTGCTGATGTCCGTGCTCATCTGCCGGTACTGATCGCGGAGGGCCTGGAGCGCCCCGCTGGTCTGGTCCAGCTGGGTCGTGCGAGCGATGTCGGCGAAGGCGCGGTCCTGGTCAGCCGCGGCCTTGACGACAGAGGTGGCGAGCGCCGTCACACCGGCAGCCAGCACTGTCAGGTTGTTGCGGACCTCCTGCGAAGCAAACCGCATGTTCTCCAGCGAGTGGATGTGAGCGGTGTTCGCCTGGACGGCCTCGTGAGCGGCAGCGACAGAGGCGCGGAGAGCAGCAGCCCTGTCCTGCTCAGCGGCGGCCTCAAGCTTCGCGGCGGCACGACCAGTGTCCACAGCAGCCTGATTGGTCTGGATCGCGGACTGGTTCGCCGCCTTGCGGTACTGCGCGGCGTAGGCCTTGTCCGTGACTTCTGCGAGTTGCTGCTCAGCAGCGATGACGCGCTGAAGCGCGGCGACACGCTCGGAAGCGCCGGCGGTCGTAGCAGCAGTGGCCTTCTGCTCGGTGACGGCCTGCTCCAGAGCGGCCTCACGGGCCTGCTTACGGACCTCGTTGAGCTGGCGCTGGGCCTCAATCTCCGTCTTGGAGCGCCCGCCCAAATTGCTGTCGATACCGGAGTTCCTCGACATGCCGCTCATGTCGGTGCCGAGTTGCTTGGCGACACGAGCCATGCGCTCGTAGAGGGCGACCTGCTCCTTGAGTGCGGAGACCTGCTTGCTGTCGGCGATCGTGGCGTTGTTGAGGGCCTGCGACATGCCCTCGATGGCGCTCGTAGTGGCCTTGATGGTCGAGGAGACGTCAGTCCGTCCAAGGGCCTGCGAGGCGGCGGTCAAGTCCTTGGTGAGCTTGGCGGCCTGCTGGTAGACCTGGATATTGGTGGACATCGCCTTCGCGTCAGACGAAGACATGATGTTCTTGTCCATCCAGGAACCACCACGGCTCGCCTGTGTGAGCGACTTCATGGCGGCTCCCATCGCACCGACCGCATTGACGGCCTGGGCGGCGGAGGACTGGATTTTAGAGGAGCCCTGGATGAAACCGGAGGCGTCGAGTTCAACCTCGTACGAGAGCTTCGACTGGTCGGCCACTGTCGTCCCCTTAATAGAAAACCCGGATTGATACTGCTAAGAATATCAATCCGGGTTTCATAGCCCCACGTCAGGTCGGGACGGAGGCCATGGCCTCCCATGGAGTCGGCAATGGCTCGAACTCGCCGGTCTCGTCGTAGGAAACACCGACAGGGACGGCGATCTTAGTCACGCCAGGCTGCTTCCGCTCCTTGCGGCGCTCCCTGTCGGCCTCGTCCTTCTCCAGGGTCTCGCATCCGTAACAGATGGTGTCCTGGATGTCGAACTGAACCCTGTTGTCGGTGGTTCGTCCGTACCAGACCGGAGTGCCGCACTTGGGGCAGCAGGAATCGGTGTAGTACTGCCAGGCCATCTCCAGACGGACATCGAGCTCGTTCCTGAAGTCCTGTGGCAGAGGTTCGCGCCTCCAATCGTTGTCGATCTCGTCCCAGACTGGGACGGACCTGCTGTACCTGCCGACAGAGGGGAGGTAGAGCGTGGGCGGAAGGTGCGAGTGCCAGGCGGTCTTCAGGGCGATGACGAACTTCTGGTTACTCTTCCTCGTCAGCGATGGCCCAACGAAACGTGGGGTCGGCCATCACCTGCTCCAGAGCCGCAGTGGCAACCTGCGTCTTGTCGAAGCCCTCGATGAGCTTGACCCACTCGGCCTCGGGGAGGCGCTGACGCATCTTGGCGGCCTCGCGGGAAGTCAAGCCCTTCTTGGACTTACCACCCGATTTGATGCCGATCACGGAGTGCGACAGGTAGTGCTCGTAGGCGATCTGCTGCCGAGTCTCGCGGAGCTCGTTGGTCTCATCAGCGGTGGCGTTCTTCTTGATCGGGACAGTCGCCACGATGTGGTTGCGAATGGCGGAGATCTCAGCAGAAGCCAGAGCACGGAGGGTGAAGACGATAGCGGTCTTCTCCATCTTCTTCAGAACCTCAGCGAGCTCGACCTCCGGAGTCTTCTCGTTGAGCGCGCGCACCGGCTTCTCGGTGGACTGACGCTCCTCAAGAATCTGCTCCTGGAGCTCCATGGCGCGCTGGGCGAGAGTGGCGTCCGGGTAGACGGTGACCTCCCGCTGGGTCTGCTTGACATTGTCAAGAAGACCATCGAGGTCGAGGAGCTCGTCCTCGGTCTCAGCAGAAGTCAGCTTGTCGTCAGACATCAATCATCCAATCTTTCGATTCGTCAATCGGTCCTGACGAGTATACCAAAAGCCCCGCTCCTTGTGAGAGCGGGGCTTTTGACCCAGGGAGGTTGAACCCGACGATATCAGACGAGGGACTCGTTGATGACCATGGTGCCCTGAGGAAGGAAGGGAACAGTCATCTGGATGGGCTGCTTGCCCTCACCGACCTCGTCACGCGGGTTGTCAGGCATGACGAGGAACGCGGAAACGAGCTGACCGGCCTTGGCGGGCGTGGTGTTCTTGTAGCCGATGCGCTTCACCAGCCAGCCGGTGACGTTGGCGGAGACACCGCCCTTCTTGAACAGCTCGAACGCGACAGAGGCGGGGGAGTCCGGGTTGCCCTTGCCGGAGGTCTCGTCGAGGGCCTCGCGCAGGAAGGTGAGGGATGCCTCATAGGCGTCACGGGTCGGGGTGTTGGACGCAGCGGAGTCGCAGATGGTCGTGGTGTCATCCGTCTCCGAATCGGTCGGGTTCAGGGTGAAGCCCGAGACGACAGCGCAGGAGATGTCCTTGGCCTTCGCCGGAGTCGGGGTACCACCACCACCGGCCGGGGTGGAGTTGTAGAGTGCGGCCTTGACGACATCCTTGACCGTCGGGGCATCCGCGATCGGAACCCACCAGATCGTGGTCCCCGGGGGCATCATCTTCTTAACGGCAGCCTGTGCCATGATCAGTCGTCCTTCCTATGACGAGGAACATAATTGCTGTGCGGGGCGCCATCGCCGAGATGAACAACCTCGCCGTTGACGATCCAACCAGTGCCCCCGCAGCATTCCCGGGGCGACACAGGGGTGTCGTCGGGGACACGAGTCAAGCGGCCATCGGTGTTAATCGCATTGGCGTAATCCTCGGTGTACTCGAAGACCACACCTTCAACGGTCGCGTACTTTGGCATCACACACTCCTGTCCACCGTCACCTGGAAGGTGACGTAAGAAGTGTATCGAACCGGCCTTACGGTACTATCCGTGTTCCCATACGAGTTGAGCGCCCCGGTCTCGAACGCCTCGCTCGTGCCTGGAATCTGGAATCCCAGCAGCCGCCTACGAACAGCAGCAAGCAGATGGTTCCGAGCCTTAGGCGACACGGACGAGATGAGCACGCCGAACTGGTGGATCACAGCGGCCTGCGTCACACCGACGATCGATCCGTACTTCCTCATGGCCCCAGGCGTCACGTCTCCAGGCATGTAGACAACATAGTCCTTGCCGTCGTTGTCGCCATCGGGACGGAGCGAGTCGAAGACCCGCACGCCTTTGAGGGTTTCCAGTTCCTTCATGGCAGCCTCGTCGAATTTCTCGACAGTGGCACCCTCGAAGGGCTCGAGCATCAGAATCCGGCCTCCTTCATCGCCTGGTCGGTGGCAGTGCGCGCGGACTGGAGGGCGAGCATCCCGCGGAGCTTCGAGGTGCCCTCCTCCTGGTATCCGATGTACTTCTCGTCGGCATCGGTGAATCCGACAGAGGCGGAGAACTTCCCTCCCGAGACGTTTCTCACATTCACCTTGTAGCCCTGCCCATCAGCGGCTGTCGAGCGCATATGCCCGGTCCACACACGAGCGTCCGTGGTGGGGTCGTGCTTGTAAGGCATCCCAGCACCAGAAGTGTCCACCGTTCTAATGACGACCTCGCCCCCGGCCTTCGCAGCGGCCTCAGCAGCACGGAACGCGTCAGAGATGACCTTCTCCTGGAACCGGCTGAGTCCGCTCGTAACCTGATTGAGGTCTTGTGATTTTCGTCTCAACTCAGCTCGAACGAGGTCCATCAGTGCGTCCCACCCTTGGAGTCGTCCACGTCGATGTCGCACAGCAATGTGGGCTGCCAGTAGTCGGAGTCCGACGGAGCGTTACGCACGACAAGACGCAGGCCAACATTCCGCGGGTCGGAGTTGTTCTCGATCACACGGACGATCTGCCCGTAGCCAGGTACGAACCGTAGCGACCTGTCGCCCCACTTCTCCTTTGGGACAAGTAGGTTCTTGTCGATGTGGTTCAGGTGCACGTAGTAGGCGTGAACCGCGGTGTCGTCATAGGCCGACCTACGATCACGGGCGCGCCAAGCAATGTTCGGGTTGACCGCCGCGTAGCCCTTCCAGAGCTCCTTTGGGGGAATATCGACAGGGCCGTCCTCTGTCCACTCGTGGCTCTTCGTACCCGGGGGCTCCGTGACGACCACGAGGCAATTGCAGAACAAGCCCAGTGGCCAGTACGCCCCCGAGTCGAAGCGGGGGTCCTTATTGTGCAGAACACTCAGTGCCATGCCCAGTCCTCCCCCGGGGGAACGACACCGGGCAGGAAGTCGAACTCGAGATCGGCAACCTCGGCTTCCTTGGCCTCGTCCCACAACCTCTTGGCCTGCGCCCTGAGCTCAGCGCCCAGCGTCGCGCCATTGGTGGACTTGTTGTCCGTGGAGATGACCTTGAGTATCAGTGTCTCAGAGGTGGCGATCGCCATGAGGGCCCGAGAAGCGGCCTTCTTGACGTTGCCACCCTCGATGGCGAGGAAGCCGAAAAGTTCCATGTCACTGAAGATGTAGGACGGCGGCCTCCGCAGATCCTTGGGGTCCTCCAGCTTAACGATGTCAGGGATCAGCAGGCGCACCTGATTGACCGGCTGGCTGTAATCCAGGGACGCCATGGTGTCTCCTTCTGTCAACGCTTTTACAGTAGTTTACAGCGGAACCCCGCCCCTTCGACAGGAGCGGGGTTCCGAGGGACCGCGATAGGGATGTCGCGTGGATCAGGCGCCCTTACCGGTGCTGGCCACGATCCCCTCAACGTTGAGGACCCCGGCGCCGGTGGTGAGGCGGACACGGGCCTGAGCGTCGTCGTTGTCGAACGAACCGGCGGTGTAGGGAACCTCGCCGCCGCCCAGGTACAGACCGCCAGCGTTCTTCACGCGCAGCTCGGGCTTGTCGTAGCCACGAAGCGCGGTGCGGACGATGGTGCGCTTGGCGGAGGTGCGGCCACCAGCAGGGGCGAGGACCCAGTTGGTGCCGCCCTGAGCAGCACCACCGAGGATGGCGACCAGGTCGGAGACGACAACCTTGACCTTGGCGGTCAGGCCGTTCTCCTCGATGAACTTCATCTGGTCACCCGCCTTCTGCCCAGCGACAACGCGCTCGACGATGCGGGTGTTGACCACCATGTTGGCCAGGTTCTCCAGAGCCGGGGGAACCAGCAGGACGTAGGACGGAACGGTGACGTACCGGCCATCGACCTTGGTCTCTGCGACCTGCTGCATGGCGGCCTTGATGGCGTCGTACGACAGGGGGGCGTTCTTCGGAACGTTGTTGTTGATCAGAACGCCATCAGCCGCACGAGCCTTCAGGGTGGTGCCGAGCGAGTCGGAGATCACACCGGAGTTAAAGCCCGGAGCGCTCGGATCAAGCGAGAACAGCGCGCCGTAGCAAGCAGCGTCAACGGTACGAGCAGCCAGCTTGGCGGCGTCCGAGGGGAACCGCTCGATCAGGCCGTAGTCGTCGTTGATGAAGGCCTCCCAGGAGAACTGGAGGCGAGCACCGTGCTTGGCGGTGTCGATCCAACGACCCGAGGCCTTGTAGCCGAAGGTCGGGTACGGGGTGAGTTCCGGAATCTTCGGCAGGGTACCAGCCGGGGCCACGAAGCCGCCGTTGTCCCTCAGGAGGGTGGCGTCGATGTCGTGGTCGAGCGAAAGGAGCTGGACTGGACGGAAGTCGTTCAGCAGCTCCTCACTGGCGAACTCCTTCCAGGTCTCCTCCTGGTCCTTGTAGGCGTCCTCGAAAGCGGGCTGCACGGCCTGGGTGAACCAGGGGGCGAGCATATCTGAGGTGACGGCCTCGCGGAAGGTGCCGCGGTCGCGCGAGGAGTCGGCCTCCAGGATCGCGTTCTTCAGCTGGCCCTGGGCCGCCCGGTCACCACCGATAGCGGACTCAAGGGTCTTGGCGAACTCAGTGTAAGACGTGAACATTTTGTCCCATCATTCCTTTCAGCGAGCGAGGATGACGGGAACCATCTGGGCGCCCGTACTGGAAACCTTGGAGTAGGCGTACCCGACAAGCCCAGCGGTGCCCGTGGCCTTGTCGTTGGTGAGCTCCATCTTGCCATTGGCAACGGGCTTCGCGTAGATCAGTGCGCCCGGCTCGACGCCGGCGCCGGTCAGGGTCACCTGGAGCTTGAAGACGCCGCCGGAGATGCGGACCGAGGCGTAGCCGGGGCCGTTGTTGCCCCAGGTCGGCTTGGTCAGCGGGTTCCACAGCGGGTCCTGACCGAGCTTGGCCTGGTCCTGGGCGGAGGGGGCGATCTCAGTCACAAGGACACCGAGCAGGCCACCGACCTGGACGACATCGCCAATGTGGCTCTTGCCGAACTTCGACAGATCCACGGGGAGGGACAGAGTGTCGGAGTACTCGAAGACCTGAACGTCAGAAATCTTCTTGGCTCCGAAGGTGTTGACCTGAATCATAGTGATCTCCTTACCTCACTTGAAGTTCTTGATCTTGTAAGGCTCGGAGGACGACTCACGAATCTCCCCGGCCGTAGACGCCTTGACCGAAGTCAGGTAGTGCTGCTCGGCCGAGATGGCCTCCTTCAGCTCAGTACCGGACTCGACAGCCTCGATGACCCGCTTCTGGGCGACAGAGGGAAGACCCGAGTCGAGCAGGCGGGTGGCGATGACGAAGGCCTCGGCAGCGGACTCCTTGCGGGCCTTGCGCTTCTTCTCGTCCTCGTCGTCCTCGGGCTTCTTCTCACCCGAAGCGGCGGGCGGCTTGTCATCGGTCTTCTCGCCGGGCGCCTCGGGCTTGCGCTCGGGGGTCGGCTCAGGGGCCTCGGGCTTGTCCGCGGGCTCCTCGGGCTTCCGCTCAGGGTCCTCACCCGGGGCCTCGCCGGCGGGGGCCTCAGGGGCGACCGGCTGCTCTCCCGGAAGATTGTCCTTGGCGAGAAGCTCAAGAAGCGGGGCGAGAGCCTCGGTCACCGCAGTGGCGATGGCCTGACGGATCGTCTCCTCGTTCATATGGTTCTCCTCATCGGAACTGACGCGCTGGGATTCCAGCACCTCCAGCAAAGCGCCACCTGCGCCCGCCTTCGTTACGAAGTCTACAGAAGTGACTCCATCGAATACCGGTACAATGCCGTCGGCGTCCAGACCGTTCTCCGACCAGGCATTGATCGACACACCGATGTCCGGCCACTTCTCGCGGATGATGTCGTTGAACGACGGATACACCTCGCACTCGGCGTATAGTGCTCCATCAAGACCGACAACGGCGTCGGTCACCAGCCGCCCCGCGAGATCCTTCACAGATCGCTCGGGGCGGTTCACATCCTCGTCCTTCGACGGGTGATCCATGAACATCTGCGTCCCAGCAAGGAAGTGACCGACAGAAGCGGCGAGATTGGCCTCCGAGTAGATGCCACTGGAGCCCTGCCCCGGACAGATGATTCGGATGCGGTACCGGCCGGGCTTCTTTCCGGACAGCACGTCAGGAGTGGCCGCCTCCAGAAGAGCGGTCACCCCTCCGTGGAAAGCGGACCTGTACTCCGTGCGCATTTCAGGAACTCCTTTTCATTCAGGCGAGTGTCTCGCCACCGGCCTCGTCGCGGTTGGCGTTCGTGCCGTCCGACATGGCACCCACACCGGTGCGAGAGTTGCTCTTCTTGGCGACGCTGTCCTGCACAGCGTTGGGGTCGGCCAGACTCTTCGCAGCGAGAATCTCCTCCGACACGGGCAGGTCGTTGATCGGCCGGGCGTTGATCGGCTGGAGCCTATCGAGGAAGAGACTGCGCGCCTCGGTCTTGTGAAGGATTCCATTCTGGAGACCGAGAGTAACGACCTGACCCCAGCGCTGAATGAGTTCATTCGACAGGGGTGCGAGCTCGACCTCTACCTTCCGGCCGAGAGCGAGGAAGATCTTCTGGATGAGATTCTTGTGAATCTGACGGCGGAACTCGAAGGCCTTGAAGGTCGGGTCCTCAAGAGCCGTCTCAGCGCCCTGTCGTCCGCCGGCTGAGCCGTCCGTGAGGAGAACCGACAGGGGGACGTCGAGCGCACTGGCAACCATGGAGGCGAGCGGGGTGCCGGCCCCGAAGTCGATGCCCGCTCCGGCCTTGGAAACAGCGGTGAACTCCTGGCCCGCACCGAGCGAGGCGAGTCCGCCGATGCCCTGGGCATTCGACATCTGCTGAATGACGGCCTGCTGCTGCTTAGCAGTGGCCGATGTGACTTTGAACGCAATTCTAGCCAGAGCCTTGGTCATGACATGGCTGGCCTCAAGGAACTCCTTGTAGGCCTGAGCCCAATACACAGCGCCCATGAGCTCGGGCTTGCCCCACTGCTCACCTATCTGACGGTTGACCATCTCGTAGACGACACGGTCCTCGTGAACGGTCCTGTAGCCCTTCTCGTCTTTGACAGGGGCCCAGTCCTTGCCGTTGACGACGTGCCACTCGGGCTTGCGTCGATCCTGCGCCTCCGCGGAGATGGTGTCCGACACGGGCACGGGGTCAATCAGGAAGGCGAAGATGTCGGCCTCATCGGTGGCGTCCAGAGCTCGGGCGATGCCTCGGATGCGCGACAGGGGCACTGGAGCCACTCGCTTGTCGGTCCGGCGAACGGTGTAGAGCACGATGCCGTCGGTGCAGAAGGCCGCCTCGTCCCGGGCACGGGCCGTGCGGGAGAGAACGGTGTCGTAGAGCGCCGCGGTCTCAGGTGTCTTGATCCCAGAAATGCGAGGGATCTCACTCCACATATAGGCGTTGCGGATGCCGATGCCACGCTTGACGAGTGGGTTGTAGGCGGCGAGCCTGCGGGCCCTCAGCGAGTGCTCCTTGATGACCGTGAGAGATACCACATCGGAGGTGGCGTCCTCATCACCCCAGCGGGACCAGCCGATGTCCTCCCGGTTGAGAGATGCGACGGCTCCTCGGGTGACCGCCGCGTACGCCTTGGATGCTTCGGTCAGTCGGGCTTGGACACGCTGGGTGGACCCGCCAATCTGAAATGTGCCAAATTTCACAGTTCAACTCCTCAGGCTGGGGCGAAAGTCCACTCTTCATTACCCCATTCGTCAATAGGTGAGTACTCAGATTCCGTACTCTCCATTAGGGTATCAGCCTCAATGAGAGAGTCGGCCCCATCAGTCAGCAGATTGCTCGGCATCGCCGCATAGCAGATCGAGTCCAGAACGTCAGGAGACGGTTCGCCCTTCCTCTTCAGCTCGTCCTTCCCACGAATCAGGAGTTTGGTCCCCCTGTACTCGTAGAGAATCGAGCGGAACTCGTCGAAGAGCCCCTCGGTCTTCTCACCAGCAGCCTCGTCGGGCGGGATCGACAACTCCCCGATATTGATCGCCTGAGCGACTGAGTCGTACATCGCTGCGCGGAAGTTGTACCACTTCAGGTTGTCCGGGGAGGCCGCGTTGCCGACGATCCAGTAGATCGGAATCTCCTCGGGTACATGGTTGTCAATGACCGCCTGAACACCTCGTCCGACACCCACGGCGTCAATGCGGATGTCCACGTCGAGCCCCTCCGCCCTCAAGCGCTTGGCGTGCTGCCCGATGAGCCTGGATAGCTTGTTCCCGTCGTAGCCCTTCACTCGCTCGACAACCTCGACATGACCATCCTGACACGTGGAGATCACGCTGAAGTCGCCAGTGGTGGACAGACCGACGTCAACACCGATGTGGATCGGGGCGGTCGTGTTCCACTCCGTGTCCCCCCACTCGTTCATGGACTGGAGAACCCGGCCGAGGTTGAACAATCCGTCGTCACCGATGTCAGGAAACCTGGCGAGGACCTTCGACACGTACCGAGGGTCATCCTTGCCCCACCGACGCTCAGCGTCCTCAACCCACTCCTTCTGGAGCAGGTTGTCCTTCGCCTTCTGGGGCACCTCCTCGCCCGTGAAGTTGGGTGTGTCGAAGGCCGAGATGGTGATGAGGTTCCACTTCCGTTCCGAGGGCGGGAGCTTCTCCTCATCACGCCAAATCTTCGCCATGTACGAGTTCGGATCATCTGGGTTCGCGATGGCGAGGATGCGGGCATGCTTGTTCGTGGTGATGGTCTCGACAGAGGTGAAGATGTTCTCCGCCACGCCACCGGCCTCATCAACAACGGCGAGGACGTAGGTGGAGTGGAACCCCTGGAAGGTGGACTCATCGTAGTCCGCGGGCTTGCGCCCGAATGCGGTCGCTGTCTTGAAACCAGGGAAGGTCCACTCCGCCTTCCCGGTGATACGCCCCGGCATGTTGGCCTTGCTCTGGAGGTCCTCGACATAGGCCCACATGACGTTCTTCACCTGGTTCCACGAGGGTGCCGTAGTGATCACACGGGTCTCCGTGGGGTCATGCGGATGAACATCGAGCCACCACCCGATGGCGCGGGAAGCGGTGTGACTTTTACCACTTGCGTGACATGAAGCGACAAGGGTGCGTTTGTTGTCCCTGAGAGACTGCATAACCTCCCGTTGTTTGGACCACAGATGATCACCAAGCCGATCCTTGGCCCAGAGAACAGGGTCCTCCCGCATTGCCCGCTCATGAGAGCGCGTGCCGAACTGATCTGCGACAGCCCGGAAGTCTATCTTCTCCGCCATCGGCCCTCCTTTGAGCCAAGTCTATAAAAACAGGATCGCCCATCTGGCGGAACCGAAAACACCAGATGGGCGAGAGCCGAAAGGCTAAGCGCTCCAGGGGCCGCCGAAGCGGGTCGCAACCCCCTGCCTGCATGGATAATAGTAACACATCCTAGAGGCCCGTTAACCACTCAGAGTATGTTGTTGCTCACACTCAGATGGTCATATCAGCCTTGGGCTCCTCCAAGATGCTTGCCGAGCTGGAGGTGGCGTCGGCGAGCCACTCCTCTCGGTGAGCTTCAAGCTGCTTCTGCCCCCGTTTTGTAAGAAGGGGGAACAAACGCTGCTCCATGTTGTTCTGGACGGACTCGACAAAGGCGACGATGATCGGAATCTGCTGCTGCTGAATGAGCTTGATCTCAGCCTCAACCTTTGTCTTCTTGAGGCCTGCCAGATCACTGACGGCTTCGATGGTCGCCAGCGCCGTCTTGATGTTGTCCGGGTTGGTGGCCAATGGGTTCTCGATGACAGAGTCCCAGAGTGCATCGAGGAGCTTCTCAAGACGCGTGAGTTGCTTCATGAGCTGGGCGTGCTCGGAGAGCGACTCCTGACTGGAGTAGTAGTTCTCCTCGATGCGGAAGACCTCGGCCTCCGAGAGACGAAACCGCTCTGCCACTTCACTGCGCGGCTTGCCCCTTAGCAGAGCTCGAATGACCAGGCTCTTCTTCTGAAGATCAATCGCCTTTTGCTCTTCGGGCGTACGTTCCACTGAGAATTCCTATCACGCGCCACTGAGAACCGAAAACATAACAGGTCCAGAAGCCCAAAAGCTCCTCGACCGACTCGGCCCCCAACCCCCTGCCATAAGCGTACGACAGGGCGCTGAGGGCCGGAACCGAACGACCCTTCATCAATCGTCCAAATCCAGGAGCAGTTTCATCTGCTCGGACTCGTCGGAGACCTCCATGAGGAATGCCGCGAATATGGCCTCGTCGCGCATCCCCTTCACCTCCGACCCGACGAAGTATCCGAGTCCACCCGACAGAACACAGGCCGCGAGAACTGAGAATGTCCACAACATCACTGATCATCCCCGTACTCGTCCGCGATCATGACGAACGCCACGATCATGAGGAAACCTACAACGAAAATCACTCGTACCAGAGCTCCCACCTCTTGGCCTTCTTGTTCTGAACCTCAAACGTCAGCAGTGCTGGATCAGTGGCGTCCCCAGTGCGGTTCGTGAACCATGACGAGCCATTGTCAGCAGTCGGGCAGCCGATGATGAACTTGTTATCCCCCACGAGCGACACGCCGAAGTTGTGGAAATGACCGTGGACCAGGATCGAGGCCTCGTGGAGACCACTGCGGTGCCCGAAGGCGAGGTCCCGGAACCAGGACGGAATCTTCGCCTGGGCGCCCGCCAGATGACCGTGCGTGAAGCCTACCGCGGTCCCGTCGGCGGTCTCCACTGTGACCGCCTCCTCCCACTTCTGAGGCTTGGCGAAGTTCACATGGCTGAACGGCTCCCGGCCCGACATGATCGCCTGGATGGTGTCCGCGATCAGGAGCCCGAAATCATCATCCGGCGAACTGGCCCGGTTGTCGTTGCCTTTACCCGTTCGCACAGCGCAATGGTTAGAGGGAATCGACACGTAGGTCATTCGGGTGCACAGCGGGGCCAACATGGCAACCGCCTCGGCCATCAAACGCTGGGCGACGCGAATCTGATCCGTGAGCGACAGGTCGTTGGTCTGCTGCTGAGCAGTGACATTCCAGAAGCCTTCGCAGACATCGCCTACGTCAGCAATGATGATCTCCTCGTACGAGCCCTCGGCCTGGATCCACTCGGTGATCCGCTTGAGCGTAGTCATGACGCGGTTCACGGTTTCCTGCGTCCCACCGAGACTATCCGACTTGCCCACCTGGAAGTCCGACAGGCACACGACCAGTGTCTTGGGCCGGTCTGCCTCAACCTTGGGTGCCACCGAGAGCACAGCCCGGTCGAACACCTTCTCCAACTCCTCGTAGGAAGCCTCTCGAACGTCCTCAGCAATGGCGACAGCGGGGTTGTAGGTGACTCGCTCATACGAGCCGTCCTCCAGCCTGATGGTCCGCCTGCGCTGCGTGATGGCATTGACAGGAATGTCGAAGAACTCGTCCCTGTCCTGCTCGACAGGGAGCCTGAGCGCCTTCTGGAGGGCCTGCTTGTGCCTCCTAATGGTGGTCTCGTGGACGTCGAACATGCGGCCCAGTGCAACGTTTGACATGCGCTCCCTACGAGGCTTCTGCGCCTCCTCCAGGATGGCTCTGTCGATCTTCTCGTTCAGGTCGTCCTCCAGGTTGCGAGCCATCAGTCATCCACCTCGTCCGGAGCCTTGGCCTGGAGGAACAGGCTGGAGAAGCGATCGTAGCCCCCGGCCAGAAGAAGCGCCTCGTCGATCTCCGCGCCCTTCAGCGCGGGACGAACCGGCTTCTTCTCCGTCGTGCGCTTGGCCTTCTCCTTCGGCTTGGGCTTTTTCTTGGGCTCGACACGGGCGGGGCGCTCATTGCCGAAGACGACGTCCTCCTCGAGCTCAACAACGGAGATGGCCGTGCGGAGAACGTCATCGATGCTGATGTCGAAGCCCGGAGTACTGACGATGCGGACGAGATCGATCAGCGTGACCTTGCCCGAGCGGAAGTGATTGTGGATCGTCTGCTGGGCCTTGAACCCGAAGACCTGGCAGTACTGGGACTGGATAACCCCCTCGAGCCTGATGCGCTTCCTGAGGAGCTCCGCGGCGTACTTGGCCCGCTCGACGACGAGCTCATCCTCCTGGTAGCGGGCCCGCTCGGCCCGCTGATCCTTGCCAGCTACGAATGGCATGTCGGTTCCCTTTCTAAGTGTCCGTTGGTTCCAACCGGATGTCGCAGGTAGAACTGTACCACATCCTCCCCATCAGGCGACGACAGGGCCGAAAGATTTCTGTGCTCTTGCACACACTACCGACCAGTCGGTTGAATACATGATGTAGAAGTCAAGTTTTCTTGACATATAGAAATTTACACTTGTTCATTTTTGGGTGCCAGAACCTGAAAATTGAAAACTCAGGTCTAAAGTCCTAGGGGCCCTCTCCGGCACTACATTATGTATTCGACCAATCGGTAAATACCCAGGGAGGACCGACACGGACTTTTGACTTGAGGCGACAGGGAAAGCAGGCGGCGGGAGAAGTAATGTAGGTACGTAGCTACTTTTACTTCTAAAACCCCCTATAACATCAATGATATAATATTGTATATAGTATATATTTTATGTATAGTAATATATGAAGTTAGTATAAATCTCTACGTAAAATCTCTTCTCTAGAGTATACATTTCTATATTTTAGGTATACAATACTACCTCTGTCTCATACTTTTCTATGCACGAGGTACAAATGTATATCATAGGGTTCCTCGTGTGTGCGCACGCGCGCGCGCGTAGGGGCCTGCCCGTGTCGCACCTCACGTTGCACCTGCCACCAGGCCGTGCTAGGGTTGCACCTGTCGGTCAACCGGATGTCGCCATCACTAGACCGACACCAGACTTCGACACCGAGAGGAACCACCAAATGGCACGCAAGACCCGCCCCGTCCACTGCTGGGGCATCGTCAAGAGGGACTTCGTCGAGATCAAGGGCTTCGGCGACTGCCGGGTCCTGTCGAACCCCAAGCGCCTGTCAGAGGACTTCGACATCATCCAGTTCTGGGTCAAGACCCCTTGCTGCCAGCTCTACCACGTCAGCCTGCCCGAGGACTCGTACCTCAACGTCGTCGAGTTCATCGATGACGATGACGA